TCCATTAAAACTCTGCTATAATACACTCATAGCAAGTAACTAATTGGAGTAGTATATGATGATTGTAGCAAAATTCAAAGATAAGATTGTACAAATTGTCAAGGTACAAGAATCAGTTATGTTCTCCGAGGACAAGGGCTGGATCTTTATCTGCTTTGACTTTGACAAGATCGACCGTCGTCGTGAACAATTTAAATGGGTCAAGGCCAGCAAAACTCGTTTTGAGTGGGTTCGCGAATTTGTAGGAGAATAATATGCGTGGAAAATACAGCCCAACCGTAAACCGTGCGTACATGAATGATCAGGAATGGTGGACAAAATATTCAGGATCAGACAAACCATCTGAAGAATATGTCCAGTATGATCCTGAAGGTTACGACAGTTACGGTTACAATAAAGACGATAAGGATCGTGCTGGTAACTATGAGCACGAGTATTACAAAAACGACAGTGCTCATCCAGGATATGCAGATTACAATATCGCATACGATGACGCAGACAGTGAATGGGGTTTTGATGGCGTGAAGCCAGTAAGGATTTAAAATGAACAAAGATGAATTGAAAGAGTTTGTATTGGCTAACCCACGGTTGGTCAGTATGAAGCCTGCTGGCGATGGTATCTATGTGCTAAAGTATTCCAAGCGAGTCTTCTACGATGACTTGTGGAATGACTTTCTTGAAGAATGTCGCGGCACAATTGTGGATGCTGACTTCAATGTAGTATCACGGCCATTTACAAAGATCTATAATTTCCGCGTAGAAGCCAATGCTCCTGTGTTGACTGATGATACTCCTGTAACTGCTTATCGTAAGGTCAACGGATTTATGGTGGCAATGACTTGGCATAACAACGATATCCTAGTGAGCACCACTGGTTCCACTGCTAACGACTATGTTGACTATGCTAAAGAAATGATGCTGAAGCACTCCTGCTGGGCTGACTGGCAAATGGCAGTGCTGGGTGCTCGAGGTCATACTTTGATGTTTGAATGTGTGCATCCAAGCGACCCACATATCATTGTAGAAAAGACTGGGATGTATTTCTTAGGCTGGCGTGAAAATGCCTGGAACTCTCGAGTTCACGGCTTTGGTTGTGATGAGGTGTGGCGGATATTTGCTGAAGATACGTTAAAGTGTTATGCAGTAGAATCTTATCACATGACTGTGGGTGAGTTGGTAGCAGAGTCTAAAAAGGTTCGCCACGAAGGATTTGTGGCCTATACTGTGAACGGTCAAGCGTTTAAGATCAAGAGTCCATACTACTTGACCAGCAAGTGGGTTGCTCGTAATCCTCGCACTGACAAGTTAGTGAATATGGAAGCCGACATCAAGAAAAACCTCGATGAAGAATACTATCCACTAGTTGACGCGATACGTGCTAATATAGTAGAATATACTGCAATGGATGAACAAGCACGCCTAGCCTGGGTGCGTAACTATTTGGAGATGGTATGAACGAACGAATTAAAAAACTTGCTGAACAGGCAGGCGTAAGTATTTTACTAGGTGACTTGACGGATGAAGATACCGGCAAAGTAGAGCGATCTAGACTAGAAATATTCGCCGAGTTGTTGATTAGTGAATGCTGTGCGGCATTGTGGACTGAAGAATGCCGCACAAGTGATTTGGCATTTGAAGAAGTTAAACGCAACGAGGCCAAGATTAAACAACATTTTGGAATTGATCCAGACAAGATTACAATAGAGATGTTGGACAGAACGATTGCTTGGTGTGAGCAACAACAAGCGGAGAAACGGGATGAGTGAAGAACCGGAACTAATTGGCTATACAGAGCGTGAACAAGTATTTGAACCCTTGTATGCTCCACCACGAGGGTATATAGTTACACAAGCATTTATACTTTGTAAGTATTGCCGTGGTGCTATCTATCCCTGTATGGGACCAAAGTATGATGCAGTGTGTTTCGCCTGTTATGATGAGAAAACGAAATGATTAAGTGTGAAAAATGTGGATACAGTGATAATGGCACTGGCGACTGGGCTCACGTGTGCGGTCCAGTAAAGATAAAGACACCCGAACTTCACGAAGAATTTGATCGTTTTGAGGAACTTATGGTTAAAGATGAAAGTCATTTGCCCGTAAGTGAACAAAGTCTAGTGTTTCGTTTGAGAAAACGGGCAGAAATTCGTAGACAAATTCCTGGCAGAAAAAGCGTAGAAGAGGGAAAATCAGATCGTATTGCTGATTTATTGGAAGAAGCAGCAGATGAAATTGAGAGACTCCTATTGAAAAGTTAGTCGCTCCATTTGACATCACAATCATTTATAGTTTATTATAATAAATACTAATGTTAAAGGGGAGACTATGTTTGATTGGAGTAACCTAGAACGTGCTAAAATTATAGAAGGGCTATACAGTCTTGCACCACGCATTACTGATAAGACAATTTCGGCTTACGAATTCCACAAAACAGTTACCAACTATCTCAAAAGAACATATCCCGTTAAAACTTCTATAAGTTGGGATGAGAAAATTAAATCTCATATCACATTTGTGGGCGGCGCATATTATAGCGACTACGATGAAGAAGATAAGAAATGTATAGAAATAACATTTGTCTATCATCCCATTCACGATGATTTCAAAATAACCAAAAAACGATTTAAAGGTATTTGTGGCACCATTGCTGACACACTACTACACGAAATCATCCATATGAGACAATATCGTCGTCGTGGATTTAAATCTTTGCCCAATTATGCTAGTACAGCGGCATCTACTAAACTGCGTGAAGAACAAGCCTATTTAGGTTGTACGGATGAGATTGATGCATATGGATTTAACATTGCTTGCGAACTTTTGGAAAAGTATAAAAGTGATCAAAGACTTGTGATCAAACATTTAGATTTGGATTTGAGCAAATGCAGAAAAAATGGCGGCAGTTGGAAAATGTATTTGAAAGCATTTGGGCACGACCACAATCACGAAATTATAAAAAGAGTAAAGAAAAAAGTAATACGCTATCTTCCCCGAGCAATAGAGGGAAAGCCTTTCAAGAGTCGCGACTGGATCTGTCATTGACCTTTAAATAACACTATGCTATAATAGTGTTATGACATTTATATCTAAACGAAGCACTATTCGAAGCCTTAAACCAGGTGACAGGAATTTCCGTATCAGTGACGGATTAATTACTGCTCCCCGAGCAGGATTTGAAATAAGTCAGCGATGTCCAGAAAATTATCGAGATATATTACAAGAATGCATTGGGCATGGTTGGATAAAACCAGTTGCATATATTACAGAACGTGAATTGCTGTTTATGGGATTGAGTAAAGATGATGTTTAATTGCTTGACAAAACCTAAATAATACTATATTATAAACTATAGGAATAATATATGACCCAGCTCTATTATAGAAAAGAAGACGGAAGACCTCTTGCCCAGGTTATCCGAGAAAGAATGAAACGTGATAATAAACGTTTCTGGGCAGGTGATAACATTAGTGAATATGTTAGCGATGTTGAAAAAGATGAACTGATCAAAGAAGCGACAGTAGCATTTGAACAAGTATTAGATACATTGTTAATTGATCGAGAAAACGATCCTAACTCGCGTGGTACTGCGAAGCGTCTTGCTAAAATGTACTATAACGAAATAATGGCAGGACGATATGAATCAGGACCAGATTGTACAGCATTTCCTAACGACAGCGAAGATCGCTATGAAGGTATGTTGGTGGTTAGGAGTGAGCTTCGTAGTATGTGCAGTCACCATCATCAGCCTGTTACTGGTGTGGCCTACATCGGAATACTCGCCGCCCAGAAACTCATTGGATTGTCCAAATACACAAGAATCGCCCAATGGTGTGCCCGAAGAGGCACCCTCCAAGAAGAACTATGTAATGACATTGCTAAAGAAATCTCACAAGCAACTGACAGTGAAGACGTAGCAGTCTACATACAGGCTACTCATGGCTGCTGTGAGAATAGAGGAATTATGGCACATTCTAGTTTAACACAGACAACAGTGCTCAAAGGTGCATTTAAAAATGACCAAGGCACTAAAAAAGAGTTTTTTGATAATATCAAACTACAACAAGAGTTTGCACCACGATAACACAAGGAAATTAAAATGGCAAAACAACTAGGTAAACTAACTAAGGTAAATGAATCATTTACTGTCAATCGTTACGACAATGGCTTTATGATTGAAGTCGGCGGCCGCGATAGTGAAAATGATTGGAAGAACTGTAAAGTCCTTTGCAGTACTGAGGAAGAACTATTTGCAGTGATTAAAGAAGCACTTGCAATGGATTTGGACAATTAAAAGGTAAAACATGAAAAAAACAAAACTTAATATTCCCCAACGGCCGTCGATGGTTCCAAAAACCACCTCACCGTTGACGCCTATGACTGCAAAACAACCAGGAGGTAAACCGCCAAGTGTTATGATTGCAGTTCCAGCAATGGAAATGGTCAATGCTGAATTTGCGCAACATCTAGCAATGGCCGCAGCCAATATGGTTGCTAATGGTATTAAAATCAATTGTGCATTTAACATTGGCTCAGTTATTACCATTGCCCGTCGTAACTTAGTTGATATCTTTTTAAAGAGTGACTTTGACCATATTTTCTGGGTAGACAGTGATATGAAATTCCCCATTGATGCGCCTATGCGTTTGTTGGCTCGTAACAAGCCAATCGTTGGTGCTAACTATCGTCGTCGTCGTTTCCCCAATCCTAACTTTACAGGTATGATGGGATCAAGTGGTCAGTTCACAGAATTTCAAACAACTGACAACAGTCCTGCAATGGAACTGATTGATGTATTACCCCACGGACTAGTAATGTGCAAACGTGAAGTTTACGAAAAGATTCCTCAACCGCATTATCTACAAGAATATGTGCCAGCACTTAATCTTGAAATTGGTGAGGACATATTCTTCTGCCAACAGGCACAAAAGGCAGGATATGAAATTTGGTGCGATCAAGAGCTGAGCAGAGAAGTAGCACACATTGGTATTTTCCACTTTAACTACAATTTATCAGTTCCAAAATAAACGAAAGGGACACATAATGTTGTTCGAAAGCATAGAGATTCGTAAAGTGAAGAATGGCGTAATCGTCACTCTTCGAACTGACGAGGACGAAGATCAAGAATATGTCTATGACCGAGATAGCAAAGCTATCAAATTTGTCAAAGACCTTCTTGAAAACAAAGGTAAGGTCTCTGTATCAGAGGCCGATTAAAATATGACAGTTAAAAAATCCTACAAAGTGGGCGATAACGTTTGGATATACGGTATCAATAGAAGCAATTTAAAACCTAGTAAAGGCCGCGTAATCAAAGTCGTGGATTTAACTGATGCTGGTTATACAGTTGGCAATCACTATGTTATCGAAATTCCCTCGCATATCGAACCTCTATTGGAAATTAGAACTTGGCATAATATTAGTCAAGATGAACTTGGTCCAGTTGGCTCTTTGAGAAATATTGGCAGCATTGAGTCCACTATCAAATTTGCTAGTACTGTGGGTTTTGTATTTGATGACGATCCCGTACTTGACACAGATGCGGAAGACGATGGAATTAGTGACGATGACATTCACGCCGCTCTTGAAAAATCAAAACAAAGTACTGAACACACTCCGTTGGTAATGGATAAACCCAAGCGCAGACATTATCCACGGAAGAAGAAACTTTGATTGCAGCCTTTGACGATTTAGATAAAGTAGTTCGAAGTTGGACATACAGGGAATCGGTGATTAAACCTACACTACACCAACGTGCCACGGGTTATCGTTTACAATTTGTAGAAGAGTCCGATGATGATACCACTTGGACTACTACTAAACTTAATGACATAGTTGAGTGGGCTGCTGAAAAATTAAAGAGTTGGCCTGATGTTAATCGAATGAGTTTTGATATATGGGATTTTAAACATAGTAAAGATGCTGAAAAGTTTATAACATTGTTTCATTTGTCATGGGATCAGTAAGGTATACAGTTGATGACAACCATAATGTGAAAGAAATTCATAAAGTTGTCGTCCATCGTTTTCGATTAAGTGATGTAGAAGATCCAGATCTGTATGCTGCCGAACCTTTGCACAAATGGGAAAAGAGTGAACAGGGTCAGTTTGTCATGCAACACGCTATTGATAAACCCGAATGGCATAGGAACGTGGATCATTTGACATACGGTTATCAGTATGCTATTGTAGCAGAATTAGAAAAGAAAAAGTTAAGTGAGTTTTATCTAAAATGGGGACAAGTTAAATGAAAGTTTTATTTCATAACAACCAACTTGATACTCGTGGCACCACAGTAGCAACTGTTGCATACGCTCGATATAATCAAGAAATATTAGGAAATGAAAGTATTATTTGTTATGATGCTACACAACGTCCTGATGGATATTTAGGAACTGATCTCGGTGTTCGTGAGCGATTAGAATCAGAGTTCCAAATTATTGGACATCAGGGTGTTGAAGATTTGCAACGTATAATTGAAAAAGAAGCAGTTGATTTTTCTTATTTTTTAAGAAGTGGAAACATTGAGTTTTTGCCTAATAATTGTAAAACTGGAGTACACTCTGTATTTCAAAATTACGAACCGCACGGAGACAAATATGCGTATGTATCCGAATGGTTGGCCAAAACCATGACACAACGGTCAGGCGTTGCATCACTGCCTTGGGTACCGCATATTGTAGACTTGCCAGAACCAAACGACAACTATCGTGAACAATTAGGTATTAGACCTGACCAATTTATTTTTGGAAGGCATGGCGGAAAAAATACTTTTGATTTACCATTTGTTAAAAAAGCCATTGCTGATCTAGTAAATGCTACTGATAAGTTTGTATTTTTATTTGTTGGAACTGAACCTTGGATTGACCATCCTAATGTTAGATTCTTTAATGAGATTCAAGATTTACAAGATAAAGCTAATGTAATCGATACTTGGGATGCAATGATACACGCTCGAATAGATGGCGAAAGTTTTGGTCTTTCTGTTGTTGAAGCACTGAGTCTTAATAAACCTGTGTTGTCTTGGGAAGGCGGAAATGATTTGCATCATACAAAAGTTTTAGAAAATTCAGGACTACTGTATAATGAAAACACAATACTTAATAAACTAACTCGTATTGAAGAACTAGCTAAATCAGAGGATTGGACTAAACGGGTAGAACAATTCAAACCCGAGATAGTTATGCAGCAATTTAACAATGTCTTTTTAAAATAAAGGTGTCAAATGGAAGTTGTTCGTTACGGTGACAAGTGTGTAGTCAAGCAGGATAACAGCAGTAAGTCAGTGGAGGCTGAAGTGCTGGAATTCAAAGAAAAGAAAAACTTAATAGTTGTCTTGAACAAATCAGTTAAATTGAATATGATTTGGAATGGTAAACTATACGAAGGAAAAATGGCCGGTATTGATTTCAATACCACAGGACCAACAATTAGTAGATCAACAACAGGAAGATAAAAATGGAAACACAATTAAAAGTGGGCGACAAGGTAGAAAAAGTTAGCGGATACAAATGGCCAGGTGTTGTTGTATCAGTGTTTGATACATTATCAAACGAACGCAGAGTAGTAGTCGAATGTACTGTTGCTGAAATTGCAGGTGCATTGCACATCTATAACGAAAAACAATTAAAGGTAGTAGAGTAATATGAATCCGTTTAGAGATCAAGAAAAGTTTATGCGGGCTTGCGACCAAACAGTAGACGGTCCTCCAGGATCGCAGTTTGATATGTACTGTGCTCTTATTGAAGAAGAACATAAAGAACTGAAGCAAGCATTGGCAGACAACGATGATATTGAAGTATTAGACGCACTCATCGACATTTTGGTTGTTACTATTGGAGCAATACATAGTGCAGGCTTTGATGCTGAAGGTGCTTGGAAAGAAGTAATGCGTACTAACTTTGACAAGATTGATAAAGAAACTGGCAAAGTTCGTAAACGGGAAGATGGGAAGGTTTTGAAACCTCTTGGTTGGCAACCGCCTGAACTATCGCAATTCCTTAAAAAGTAATTGACACACAATCCTGTTTAGCGTACAATTAAATACATAAACAGGATTTTTACATTATGGCACATCATTCAAATTATTGGAGTTGTACTCCCTTTGCAGACTGGGTACGCGGCACTAAAAAACTCAGTATGGGTACCAGCGAGCAGTGGGACGAGTGGACTACCACTGCCCAAATGAAACATAACTTCCGCTACTGGTTGGCCGAAGAAGGGCTTAGCCATTTGCAAGACTTTGTAACGTGGCCTGTTAGAAAGATTTACGATGCAAAATATTACATTAACAACCGTTGGGTTAGCCGTACTCATAGTCTTACCGCTCATCCCCGGGATATTAAACCTGGCCAGTGGCAAGACGTGGGGAACCGCTTTTTGCCTTGCTTATTCAATGAGTTGGTTGATTTTATTGAAATAGAATCAGCGTGGAGTCATATTGCCTGGGGCAGCAAAGAAGACCGTGCCAAATACAACCCTCCCTTCTGGGCAACGGGTTGGTGGCGTTGGCGCACTTGGCGTTGTCCACAAGCAGGATTAGATCATCTTGACTGGGCAATGACACTTACACTTGGCAACGATATGGGTGTAGAAGAAGGTGACAAAAACTACGGACGCCCAACTGGTCAAGCATTACGTGCCAAAGAACTTAAAGAACTATATGTATGGTGGACTGAAACTTACCGCAATCGCCCAGACCCATACGATGCTAGTGGTTGGACTGCCTACTGTGAGCTTAGCCGCTTGGCAAATGGTGGCAAATTAAATTTTAGTGGCGATAAGAGTCCTGCACTTAAAAAGGCCGGAACACAGGCACATAAGGAACTAAGAAAGATTGAAGCGGCTTACGAAAAAGAAGATGAGCAAATGATGATTCGTTTGATTAAAGTGCGCGATGCACTATGGACTTAATTGAAAGAAGTAAATGACTGAAGAAAAGAAACTTAAATTAGAATTTGCACCCGGCTGCTTTGATGATTTTGATGGCACCCAGGAAGAACTTGATGAACTAATGGAAGAGATTACTCGTATGGTCGCATCTGGCGAAATTTTAAATCAATCACGATCAGTTGACATCGATGATTTGATTGAAGAAGATCCAGAACTTGCTCAAAAGATAATGAAATCTTTCTCCAATATTGAAACACCGAGAAATTTACAATGACTTTTAGATCTTGGTGCCAGTCTAAATGGTATGAGCATATTGATGAGTTAGAAAGTTATGGGCAAAAGTTAACCTATGACTCTATCGAATATTTTCAAAAATACAAATGGTGGTTAAAGCGTGAGTACCGATTCCAAAATAAATAGCAGTCCCGAGCGTCATACTTTTCAAATGGAGGGGTATGTAAAACGTTGTGAGGAAGCAGGAAAATTACCCAATCCCGACTATGTTAATATGTATAAAACTTGGCGTGAACAGGATGAAGAAAATCTTGTAGATCCTAAATGGCAAAAAGATAATATGGAGTATGATCTCCGTAGTACCAAATGGATTTGTGATAAGGCAAAAGAATCAGAATCTTATGCCCAAAACTTATATGCGGCAATGTGCAATATGCAGTTTATCAAATTGGATACAATGCCAATTCTAAAGAACCAACGCTGGAGTTGCAGTTGGCGTCGCAGTGGCGGTATTGTTGCCGATATGCGTGAATGTGGTGACTACATTAATTGGTACTGTAGCGGCATTCGAGGTGAAAACCTCACTCCAGAAGAACTGGCGGCATTTACTCCTGAACAACTTGCCCACCAAGAATTGGTAAACAAGTTTGTGGGCGAAGGTTTTGTTACTGACGAAATCCGGGAAGATTTGAAAAAACTAGGCTGGATTGCAGTGGAGTGGGACGAAGAATAATGCCCTACGGGGCATTTATAGCCCCTACAGCAGGCGTAATTTAGTTAAAGCACCACATAACTACAATATCTGCTGTAGGGGCTTATAGGGGCTAGAAGTTATCCACAGGTTATCCACACCAATTTTTGATAGAAATATCAAAACTTCACTTGACTTTCCTTTAGTCAGACATTATAATAACTACATTGCACAAATTAGGAGTTTTCCATGGCAGTTGTAGCAGGCATTAAGATTAAGCCCAAAGCAAAGAAAGAAAAGATTACAAGTGTTAGCATTCGCGAAAATGCTAAACGTGATTACAGTCCCAAATGGGATGGTGCTGTTGATATGAGCCCAACTGAATTTGCTGCTCACTTTCGTGAAGCAATGAAGTATTACAGATTGGAAAGTTCCGCAAAGGACCTTAAACCTAAGGTCATTGACTGGATGGGCCGTAATGATTACAGCCGCGAACAAATCCAAGAATTTAAGAAAACTAAAGACTGGCGTTGTAATTTGACAATGGGTGCTATTGCTGCCTGTTTGCTCAAAGGTATGCCCACTGTTAAGCAAGGTTGGAACAACAATGCTGATTCTGCAGATTGGCTTAAAGGTGAAATTGCAAAGGCTGTAGAACAAGGCAAATACGATATTGAAGAAGTGGTAGTGGACAAAACTGTTAAGGCAGTTGTTCCAACTGTTACTATCCAAGACCGCATCCGTGATCAAGCAGTTACTATGAGCGACGAACTTGATGCGGCAATTGACAGTTGGATTACAGATCCCGAAGCATTTGATCCTAAAGATATCAAAATTGTTAGCCTTTTGCGTGGCAAGGGTGCCAAGGCTGCACAGGCTCGCTATATCAAGAGTTTCTTTGCTCGTGGTTTGTCGGAGTTGCAGGAACTGGCTAGTGGCAATGCTGACGATCAATTGCGTGAAGGCTACAAGCACGTCAGTCGTAAGAACGTTAAAAAATTGATTGAGTTTTACGAAAGCATTGCACAGGCTTGCGAGCAGATTGCCGCAGAAGCCAAAGTGATGAAGAAGCCACGTGCTAAGAAGATTGTGCCAGCAGACAAGTTGGTTGCTAAGGTCAAGTTTAAAACAGTTGACGACAAGTTGGGCATTGTTAGCGTCCCAGTAGTGGGTTTGATTGGTGCTCAAAGTGCAGTAGTGTTCAATACTAAGACTCGTAAGTTAGGCATTTATGTTGCTAAAACTAGCGCAGGATTGAGTGTTAAGGGTACTACCATTACAGAGTTTACCGAAAAGAGTATGCAAAAGACTTTGCGTAAGCCTGCTGAACAGATTAAAGAGTTCAAAGAGCAGAACACTCAACGCAGAGTTGACACTTGGTTTGGTAAGATCAAAGCAATGGAAACTGTTATGAATGGTCGTATGTCTGAAGACATTGTACTGTTGAAGGTGTACAAATGAACGACAAGTTCGATAGTCAACTATACAGTGCTGGCCTAACGGCCAGTGGCTGTTGGGACAAAATGGACAAGTATGATCAAGAAGCAATTATTAAATTTGGCGACATCATTATTCAACAGTGCATTGAACTAATTGAACAATCCAGTAAACATTGTTCAATTACAACTTTTGATAAGAGTGTGGTTGACTGCACCAAGGAATCTGCTGTACAATTAATTAAACAACATTTTTACCCTGAAGGAAAATAAAATGCTCACAATGAAAGAATGGATGGAATTGGTAGACTATAAAATCACTGAAGGTAGTGTTTATGGTTGGACTTGCTACGGCCCAAATGCTTATATTCTAAGCAGTTGGAATGGTGTTCACGGCGCAGGTGGATACAGTTTTGATATTATTTTCAGCACAAAGACCCAAAAGGTATATGAAGTGTGCGTACACGACTATACCAATGATCGTGCATATCGTATGATTGCGGAAACCAAGCGTGAAAAGCATCGTAAGGAAGCTGAACATAAAAGTGTTCTAGCCAATCAAGCGTGGGACGATGTTGACTATGTGGATTTGGAAGTTGTAGAAGACTTTATTGAAAAGGCGCAAGCCATTATGGCAGGTGAGGACTATGACACTTGTATTAGTGTGCCTTTGGATCTCCCTAATGATCTATTGTTGGAGGCAGCATTGAACGCACACCGCCAAAATATTACTCTTAACGAGTACATCAATAACGCATTGCGCGAAATGTTGGTAGAATTTGAGCGTGATCCAGAAGGTGTCAAGGCTCGTTTATTGAAAGATGCAGAATGAAAATTGGACTTAGTTACAGCCGTTGTATCCGTGACATTGTTGAAGGTCGAGTGGATATGCAAGATGTATTGGTTGTTATTGCCCGTACAAACTTTGATCCTAACAATGACGAACAGTGGAGTGGGATCTGGGCGGGATATTGCCAAGGTGGGATGAGTGCGGCCGAATGGAGAGATTACGATTTTTACAATCCTGAAGATGAAGCAAAGTTTCGACAAGTTAGTATTGACTTGTGGGAACAAGGCAAGTTTCATCAGCCCCGCAAGTTTGGAGCACATCCGTTACGCCGAAGTGAGTATTGGTTGGAGACCTGCTTGCCCGACAGTGAGTTGGAACATAATCCAGCCGCAAAGATTGCTTGGGATAATTTCCAAGTAGTTGCTGGGTTGTCTAATATTAAGATGGATAAGGAATATCAATAATGTTTGATTGGTTTAAAAAGCCTGACTACAGTAACGTGGTTAAGTTTCCGGCGCCAGTGCCATATATTGAACCTGCCAAAGAAGAGCATACACCAGATTCCATTTACAGTATTGGTATGACTGCTGAATGTACACATATGACTTTGAAAATGGGATATAGTACACTTACTATGACCAAATCAGGCTGTCAAAATCTTATCGATCAACTTGAAGTATTTAAAAATCAACTAACAGATTAACAAAGGAAAAATAATGTATAATAACCTAATCCCAATGGTGGTCGAGAAGACCGGTCAAGGCGAACGTGCTTTTGATATTTTTAGTCGCTTGCTTAATGAGCGCATTGTTTTCCTAAATGGTCCAGTTGATGATCATAGTGCTAACATTGTAGTTGCACAATTGCTACATTTGGAAAGTGCCGACAGCGAAAAGGACATTCACTTGTACATTAACAGCCCCGGTGGATTAGTTACTGCTGGACTTAGCGTTTATGATGTAATGCAATTTGTTAAACCGGATGTATGTACTTATGTTATGGGACAGGCCGCTAGTATGGGCTCGTTCCTTGCCAATGCAGGTGCTGCCGGTAAACGATTTGTATTGCCTGAATCACGCACAATGGTACATCGTGTTAGTTCAGGTACACGTGGTACAAGTGGCAGTGTACACGTTCAAGAACTGCAATTTGAAGATGCCAAACGTAGTTTTGAAGAAAGTCAACGTATTAACAAACGCTTAACTGAACTATATGTCAAACACAATACTGCTGGCAAAACTTATGAAGAAATGTTTTCTACTATGAAGTTTGATACATTCTTGAGTGCTGAAGAAGCAGTTGCATACGGGTTGGCCGATAAGGTTGTTCAAAGCCGTTAACCAATAACTAAACTTGATCCTAAAGTACAGTAAATAATTATGTACTTTAGGAAATAACTATGTCAATACAGGAATATTATTTAATACTAACATTACTATTCCTGGGAGGATTTGTAGGCTGGGTTTTATTCATATATACACTGATAAAAGTAATTTCCAGTCATCGAATAGAAATAACAATGATAGAAGAAATTTCCGTAGAACTCAAAAAAGTTAAAGACGAATTACAGACACTTAAATAGTGTTAACCGGCCTTCGGCGTTCATCCCGGTATACAAACTCTGCCGCCTATGCTATAATTATACATAGGAGAACATAATGGCAAAGAAATATTTCAGTACAAAAACATACAAGCAAATCGGCCCCGTTGCATATCGTCAATGGCGTGCCCAAAGTCACTGTAATCTAATTCACGGTTACGCAATGAGTTTCCACTTTGAATTTGAGTGTGATACACTTGATGCTAGAAACTGGTGTACAGACTTTGGCGGGTTGAAACCACTTAAGGCAAATCTTGAAGAGTGGTTTGATCATACTTTGTTGGTCGCACAAGATGATCCAATGCGTGAACACTTGTTGGAACTTGGTCGTTTGAAACTTGCTAAAATTACAGAAGTTGAAAAGACTGGCTGCGAAGGACTTGCTGACTTCTTGTATGAATATGTAAACACAATCTTTTTACCCAACTGTGGTAGTGAAGAAGCCCAACGTGTTTGGTGCTGTAAAGTAGAAGTTCGTGAAACTGATAGCAATATGGCCGGTCGTCAAGGACACCGCGAGGACAATGAATTTCAGGATTGATCTATGTTAGATAAAGAATGGTTAGAAAAAGTAACATTGGCATATAAAGTTTATGGTACAGAAGTGGGGCCAAAATTAGACATTGAAAATTTTATTGCTTGGTTGTATCGCCAATACGGAATAGAAGAAAATAAAAAGGATAACAAATGAAAATTGGTTTTAACTGTAGCAGTTTTGATTTATTACACGCAGGGCACGTTACTATGCTCAAAATGGAAAAACAACTTTGTGACTATTTGATAGTTGCATTACAAATTGATCCAACTATTGATCGACCTGGTGTTAAAAATAAACCAGTACAAAGTTCATATGAACGTTATGTACAATTGCAAGCCTGTAAGTATGTAGATGAAATTTTAGTTTATGAAACTGAATTTGATCTACTACAACTATTGCAAACACAAACTATTCACATTCGTTTTTTAAGTGATGAATATTTGAATAGAGACTTTACCGGCAAGCAATGGTGTATGAACAATGGTATTGAATTACATTATCACAAGCGCGATCACATTTATGGTTCTAGCGAACTTCGTGAAAGAACAGCAAGACTTGAAAATGCTAAAAAAATAGGCAGCAATAAAGAAGCCGACTTACCACAACACTCACCTGAACTTATAAAGGCACCAGAATGATTACTCTTATTGGACACGGTTATGTAGCCAATCACATTTCCCACGAACTTTTCAATCAACGACGATCGTATAATTGGATTAGTCACACGGACGCACTTCCTGAAGATACAACTGTCATTATCAATGCTGCTGGATATACTGGCGCACCTAATGTTGATGCTTGTGAAATTTACAAACAAGACACAATTAGTGGCAATGTGATTTGGCCAGTACAACTTGAATTGGCAAATCCTAATATTCCTATTGTGCATATCAGCAGTGGGTGTGTTTATACAGGGTATGATAAACATTTTACTGAACTAGACGAGCCTAACTTCAATTTTGATAATGGAAGTTTTTATAGCGGATCAAAATCACTTGGTCAGAAAATGCTTGAGCCATTTATGCACAAGAGTTATTTGTTGCGTATTCGTATGCCATTTGGTGATTACGAACATCCTAAAAACTTCTTGACCAAAATGAAGAAGTACAACAAATTGATCAGTTACGATAACAGTTTGAGTTATATGCCGGATGTTGCTGCCGTTGCAGTAAAGATGGCAGTTGATCAAACTATACCTACAGGAATTTACAATGTATGTAATCCTGGATTTAGTAATGCTCAAGAAATTGTCAGTATGATGGGCATTGAAAAAGAATTCTTCACTGAAGATGAATTTGTTAATGCAGTTGTTGCTCCGCGAAGTAACTGTATTTTATCAACGGATAAATTACAGGCGGTGTTTCCAATTCGTCCAATTGCAGATGCTTTGAAAGAAGCAATCAGCAAACTATGAAAAAAATCCTAGTAACTGGTGGTGCTGGATTTCTTGGTAGCCACCTGTGTGATAGATTAGTTGCACAAGGTCATCACGTTCTTTGTGTGGACAATTATTTTACAGGCAGCAAAAAAAATATCGAACATTTACTTGACTGCAAAAATTTTGAAATTATTCGTCAAGATATTTGTATCCCACTATATGTTGAAGTAGATGAAATTTACAATTTAGCCTGTCCCGCAAGTCCACAACATTATCAGCACGATCCAATACAGACAATGAAGACTAGTGTCATCGGTGCGTTCAATATGTTGGGTCTGGCCAAACGAACTGGTGCTAGGATTTTACAGGCCAGTACCAGCGAATGTTACGGCGATCCTACTGTACATCCGCAACCAGAAGAATATTGGGGCAATGTAAATCCAATCGGCATTCGTAGTTGCTACGATGAAGGCAAACGTGCTGCTGAAACCCTGTTTATGGATTACCATCGTAAACACAATGTTGATGTAAAGATTATGCGTATCTTCAATACCTACGGTCCAAGAATGGCCATAGGCGATGGACGAGTAGTTAGTAATTTTATCGTTCAAGCCCTACGCGGGGAAGATATCACAATTTACGGCGATGGTGGTCAAACTCGTAGTTTTTGTTATTTTGAAGATAATTTGGATGGTATGATGTCACTTATGGCCAGTAATGAACACGGTCCAATTAATATTGGCAATCCTGGAGAATTTACTATCAAAGAACTGGCCGAAACTGTTATTGAGATGACTAATAGTGCCAGTAAAATCATTTACTTGCCACTACCACAAGATGATCCAAAACAACGGAAACCTGATATTACCAAGGCTAAGATGATATTGAATTGGGAACCATCAGTGATATTGGCAAATGGTCTAGTTGATACGATTGACTATTTCCGTAAAATAGTGTAAAATAGTGTTTTACAAGGAGTTATTATGAGCGAATTTCGTAATTGGTATGTTCGAAATCAAGATGCAATTACTTGGTTTATTATTGGTTGGTTGTCTCTATCGTGTATTGACAACTTAACTAATGGAAGTTATTTTTGGGCTACATTTGATGCAGTCATTGTTTTCATTAATTTAAAACTTAACGACATTCGACTACAATGACCCAATGGACGGTAACTGTTGAAGAGGCAGATGATGGCAGCGGTGATCTAGTACTGCCATTACCTCAAGAACTATTAGATCAAGTTGGTTGGAAAGAAGCCGATACATTGGAATGGGTTGACAACAAAGACGGTTCATGGTCTATTCAGAAAGTTATTAATGATTAAACGTATTGGTTTTGCGTGTAAGTGGATTGATCGTCCAGATCAAGTTGACGGTGTTGGTGCTAACGACGATGCCAAACAATATACTACAGGCGGCACTACAATCACCTGGCTTGACAGACAAACTAAAGATGTTGCTGAACAAAAACTCTGGGATCTTATGGTCCAAAACATTGAATCTGTTCGTAAGTTGGTTGAACGAGTTTCCACATTAGACCCACATTTGCGTATGGTGCGTATAAGCAGTGATATTCTACCTGCTTATACCCACGCTAATTGGAGTTATTTTTGGTTACGTCCAGATGTTATTGATTATCTCGAGCGTAACTTTGCAGTAGTGGGTGATATTGCTCGTGCCAATGATGTCAGGCTTAGTATGCATCCAGGCCAGTTTGTTGTTCTAGCAAGCGTCAATCCGGGTATTGTACAACGTTCAATAGAAGAATTTGAATACCACGCTAGTATGGCACGGTGGATGGGCTACGGTAAAACGTTTCAAGATTTTAAAATTAATGTACACATTTCTGGCAAGTTGGGTCCAGATGGTATTCGTGCCGCATATGACCGACTTAGTAATGAAGCAAGAAATTGCATCACAATTGAAAATGAAGAAAATGCTTGGGGATTAGATGATTGTCTTTCTATTAGTGACTTGGTGCCTATCGTTTTGGATGTGCATCACAATTGGATCAAAACAGGCGATTACATTTCGCCCGTGGACGCTCGTGTCGATCGGGTTATTCAGTCTTGGCGTGGTATCCGGCCTACTATGCACTATTCTGTTAGCCGTGAAGATTACCTCGTGGGTCATGACACTATTGTAATGCCAGATCATTCTGCATTACTTGCACAAGGCTACAAAAAACAAAAACTTAGGGCACACAGTGATTTTTATTGGAATAAATCTGTAAATGATTGGGCTTTATCATTTAATGATAAGTTTGATATTATGTGCGAATCTAAAGGAAAAAACATTGCCAGTTTTGCATTGGCCGATCAGTTAAAAAGATAAACAAGTATATTAATAAAAATATATTTAAATTTAGGAAAGAACAGAATGCACGATTCCGCATACAAAGCAGCAAAACTCTTTTTTGATACATACTGCGCCCGTTTAGGAAATATTTCAGTAGTTGAAATTGGATCACAAAATGTAAATGGTTCTTTGAAAGATCATATTACACCAAATGTTGTTGAATATGTTGGGGTGGATTTTGCAGCAGGCAACGGCGTGGATGTTGTATTGTCAGATCCGTTTGTATATCCTTTTGCAGATAACACATTTGATGTGTTAATAACATCGTCGTGTTTTGAACATTCTTCAATGTTTTGGTTAACATTTATGGAATGTTTACGTATTTTAAAACCAACAGGTATAATGTATTGCAGCGCACCATCAGTTTGGCCATACCATGCTTGGCCCGTTGATTGTTGGAGATTTAATCCTGATGCAGGCCAAGGTTTAGAAACTTGGGGACGATATAATAAAATTCCTGTAAAAATGCTAGAAACATATATCTATAATGCCAATGTAAACGAGGGAGGCTGGGTTGATTGGAATTCTGTTTTTATCAAAGATCAAGCCTACGAAAATTTACACCCATCTAGAATGCTAACCAAATTAGTTAATGATACTAGAGTTTCTTTTCCAAAAATTAATCAATGAATATAAAAATTAATTTGCCTAAAATAGCAATATTTTATCATTTGGGCCAATTGGGAAATTGGGAGGAACTGTATTTAGAGCATATGAATCTTCTCGTTGCCAACGGATTGTATGATGCTTGTGAATTTATTCACATAGGCATCAATGGCAATTTACCATTACCAAAAGTTTTTAATAAATCGAGAATTAAATATAATTCAGATCATGTGTTGGAAGCCAACACCTTAGAATCTTTGTGGAATTTTAGCCAAGAAAATCGTGATTATAAGATTTTGTTTTTTCATAGCAAGGGTGTTACACACGGTATAAATTCTCCTTTTAACGATAATGTTATTGCTTGGAGAAAATATTTAGAATATTTTAATATAGTAAACTGGAAAGATAGTGTACAATATCTCAATGAATACGATTGTACAAGTGTAGAATTGCTGGATACGTCTTACCACAACGATATTGTAATACCTGGATTATTTTACGCAGGCAATTTTTGGTGGGCAAATAGCCAGTATATTTCTACATTAGATACAAACTTTTTATACGACAACACTAACGGTCTAGCACGGTGGCAAAGTGAGAAATGGATAGGGACTGGTAATCCCCGCGCTCATTCACAATTTAATTTTAATTGCGTAGAATATTACAATTTTAATTACCCAAAAGAATTTTATATAAAACAAGAAATGACAGATAATCAAACAATACAAACTAACTGTGAAGATAAAATTGTAGAAATACTTAATAAATTTCAAATTAATGGTTGGGGAAATAATTTAGAAAACGGCACAGATAAAGCAGACTGGCATTCTTATGATAAACTATATGGGAAATATCTTAACAATTATATAGATAAGAAAGGCACGCTACTGGAGATTGGCGTTTGGGGTGGTGGATCTTCAGTTTTATGGAGTAATTTACTACCTAATTTTGATTTTTGTTTAGTTGATATAGAAAATAAATTATCTATTAAAAATAGACAAAATTTAGATTTTACCAAAACTAGATATATTATCACTGATGCATATCACATAGAAGTAAAAAATCAAATTAAAGATTTATATCCCCAAGGATTTGATGTTATTATTGATGACGGGCCACATACAGTGGAAAGTCAAATAAAATGTGTTGAATTATATTTAGATACGCTGACTGACAATGGTGTTTTAATTATTGAAGATATTACAAGTACTGAAAATCTTCAACTTATTATAAACTCTATACCTAAAAATTACGATTATGTTGTAGAAGATTATAGGCACCTCAAAGGCCGATTTGATGATTTGGCAATAGTTATTAAGAAAAAAACATTGAGCAAAAAACCTAAAATTGTAATGAATACAATGTTTAGGAACGAAGCAACTGTTATAAAAAGAATGCTCGAATCTTGCTACAAATATATAGACTATTATGTAATACAAAATAATGGTTCAACTGACGGTACCGACGAAATTGTTCGAGAATTCTTTGCTGATAAAAATATTCCTGGTATATTATACAATGTTGAAGAGGGTTGGCAAGGATTTGGATGGAACCGAGATCATTTGATGCAGTACACACAAAATACCAATCATGGGTGTGATTGGATCTTAAAAATGGACTGTGACGAAGTATTAGAGGTTGACGAAGACATGGATTGGACACCATTTGAAGATTTGTCAATCCATTCTTTCCATATTACTGCTATTACAGGTAGCTCAATTTATTATCGTGCTTGGATGTGGAATGCACATATGCCCTGGAGATTTAACCACGATCCCTGTCACGAAACAAGCTATTGCCCTATTGAAGGTATTGGCGAAAATTTTCAAAGATATGATTTACCTAATAAAATTAGACAAATTGGATTTCCACAAGGACAAAGTTGGAGCAACCCTACTAAATTTATTAGCGATGCATTGATTCTTGAAGAAAAGATGATCAAGGAAAATTCTATATTAACTGACTTGTATCACTTTTGGTATATTGGCAAGAGTTATCATGATGCTCGTCAAGGATCGTTTCCTCTAGGTAGTTCACAACAGATAGAATTTTCTAGACGTTGTATCTATTATTTTACTGAATATTTGAACACCACTCACGATTTTAGTAATACCAAAACTGCTAACGGTATTCACGAAATGGCCTATATGGCATTGATATTTTTAAGCTCTGATCAAAAGTTTATTGGCGATATTGATAGTGCTATTGAAAATTTAATATTAAGCGAACAATTTGCGCCTGAGCGCAATGATCATTTAGTTGCGTTGGCAGAGATTTATAATCAACAACAACAATATGATAAGATGCTAGAAATTACAACTAGATTAGTTGATCCAAATAGAAAGAATCCGTTTCCTACATACCATCTAATGATTAATTCTAACGCTTATGTTGACACTGGAAATTATGTGCAATCACTCCATGATATTGCAAAATCAAACTTACCACAAAAATTAAATCCATTTATGATTAATACACAATTAGATAAAAAATTGTTTGTAGTAGACAACTTTTATTCAAATCCAGATCAGATTAGAGAATTTGCTTTGAATGTAGAATTTAAGGAAGATATTAAATGGTACAAGGGAAAGAGATCTACGCAGCATTACCATCCACCAGGCATTGTGGAAGCATTTGAAAATATTATAGGACAAAAAATTGTTAAATTTGATCAATCTATGCCTAACGGTTGTTTTCAAATAACCACAGCAAATGACCCACAAGTTTATCATCACGATTTACAAAAGTGGGCTGCTATGATTTATTTGACACCTAATGCTCCTATTGAAAGCGGAACAAGATTAATGCGTTCAAAAATCAATCAAGCCGCACATATGAATGATCCAAATATCAATGATGCATTTAGTGGGGGATTTTTAGATGCTACAAAATTTGAAGTTGTGGCGGACGCAGGAAACCTGTATAATAGACTTGTTATAATGGATGCACAAAACATTCATTCAGCAGGAACTTACTTTGGACAAAACAACGACACTGGTCGTCTAACTCACTTATTCTTCTTTGATTAAAATGAAACAATTAAAATATAGCATTATCACAGGCGAGCATAGTCCTGAAAACATTCCGTTTTTAATAGAACTGTATGATTCTCTACTAGCACAAACTTACAATAACTGGGAATGGATTATTTTAACTAATAACAAATGTCTCCCTGCACATATTCCAGAAACAATACGCAGCAATAATAAAGTTAAGGTAGTTGATACTAGAATTCCAATTAAAAATATTGGTATGGCTAAAAAAATGGCTTGTTTGGAGGCCACTGGCGATGTTTTAGTTGAAGTTGATCACGACGATATGTTAACACCTGATTGTTTGGCAGAATTAAACATAGCGTACCAAGATGATGAAGTTGGGTTCGTCTATAGTGACAATGCCACGCTAGACATGAATAAAGATTTTATACCATATATTAAAGAAAATGGATGGACTTACACCAAATATAATTTTAGAGATCGTGAATTATATTCTATGAATAGTTTTAAACCAACAAGTCAAAGTTTTTGTTATATTTGGTTTGCCCCCGATCACGTTAGATCTTGGAGAACAACTGCCTATTTTGAAGCTGGCGGATATGATGAAAACGCATTTGTCTGTGAAGATCACGACTTATGTATTAGGACATACTTAATAACTAAAACTGTCCATATTCCCAAGGTATTGTACATTTATCGAGTTACAGGTGTTAATACATCTATGACAGAACGTAACGCAGAAATCCAAGTTAGAACCAAAGAACTGTTTAATCAATACGCTCGCAAATTGGCCGAGCGTGATGCAGATCTAAAGGGCCTAATGAAAGTAGATATTGGAGGAGGGTTAAATCCATATCCTGAATATTTCTCTATTGATTTACGAGATACTGCGGATATGAAAGCAGACTTGAATGACGGGATTCCGTTACCTGACAATTCAGTTGGAGTACTGAACGCTAGTCACATTATTGAACATTTGTACGACAAAACTAAAATTATGAGTGAAATACATCGTGTATTGGCACACGGCGGGTGGGCATTCATTGAAGTACCTAGTACAGATGGTCGTGGAGCATTCCAAGATCCCACGCACGTTAGCTATTGGAATGAAAATTGCTTCTTATATTATACAGATGCATATATGGCTAATTTTATTGACAATACCACAATTAGATTCCAAGAATATCGAAGAGAAACTTATTTTCCCAACGAATGGATGGAGAATATGAAAAGCTGTGTAACTAGTGCTTGGTTAGTAGCAATTAAAGATGATGGAGAAAGATTTCCAGGATCGTTAAAAATTTAATCAAAACAAAGCCCCATTAACTGGGGCTTTGTTTTGAGCGTAATCAATTAAGATTTTTTAGCACGTGGCTTTTTAGCAGCAGGTGTTGCTTTAGTTGCCGCAGGTACTTTAGTAGATTTAGCAGCCGAAGCCTTAACAACTTTAGCAGCCTTAACTGGTTTAGCAACAGGTTCTGCTTTAGGGGCACGTGGTTTACGTGGTTTTTTGGCAGGTGCCACTTCAACAACTGGATCAGGAGTTGCTTCAACAACTGGTGCAATTTCAACAACTGGAGTTGCTTCTACTACAGGTTCAGGTGTTTCAACAACTACTGGAGCAGGCTCAGGAACTTTGTAAGGTGCAGGTGTTTGTTCAACAACTGTCTTCTTACGAGATACCAAATACCAACTTACAAGCGCGATAAAAATAAGACCAACAATAAATTCCATGATATGGATTCCTTTTAAAATGTACATATATTTAACTACCGATAAATATCTATATGCAAAAACTGAAGTCAAGTGCCAATTTACCTTTAAACCACATTGGCTGTATTGCGCAAAGACAGGGAAAGTTCGCAATTAGGGGTCCTTGGATGCCCTGTTAACCACTTGACACTAATATTTATATGTACAATTTTATCAAATTATTAAACGAGTCGACTCCAAAAAAGAAATTGGTACAAGTGTCGTTGCCATATCCCAAAGGCGGTTTAGGTCGCAGTCAAAGTAAACAAACTATTGAATATCATTTTGGTCAATTATACAAAGGATATGTAGACAGATTTAATGCGGGCGAAGGTGATGCAGATTTTAACGAAGCAGGTGCCTTTTTACACAGCATATATTTTCCACAATTAAGACCTCCTAAAGGAAATAACAAACCTACAGGTACAATTTTAGAATTTATCGATAAAAATTTCAAAAGTTGGGATAAATTCAAAGATGATTTTAAAGATGTTGCAATGAAAATACAGGGCAGCGGATGGGTTTATTTGAGTACAGATGGCAAAATCAAAACTATTGTTAATCACGAAATCAAAAATGATATACTGATATTAGTAGATTGGTGGGAACACGCCTGGGCACTAGATTATCAAAGCCACAAGGAAAAATATTTGGAAAATATTTGGAAAATTATGGATTGGGATAGAATAAACGTAAAAATGGAAAGCGTTTAAAGATACAAATTAACATCATAAATGGAGGATGTATGTCCAACAACAATGTCGAAGCCGTCGTAACAATTGAAGAATACGATGAGGAAAATGATTACGGTCCTGATGATTTTGGATTTGTATTGGGACCAGATGGGGAATTAAAAAGTTTTATGATTCCCGAACATTTGATGGAAGACCCCCCAGAAGAAGTATTAATGATTTTAAGTATATTTGGCATAGATAATATACATGAATTAGAAAACAAAACTCTACATTAAATTCAGTAAGTTCTTTAGGTAAATACATCTATACCTATGGAACACCATTTGAAAAATGTCTAATTCAGAAACAACTAAGGCCGTACCGTCTTCATTAAAAAAAATAGACCTAGTAGATAATGCAACGGGATTGATGCCCACAGCAATACCATCTGCAGGAACAGTGACCCCGCCACAGATTGCTACTGCCTATGGGATACCTGCAAGTGATGGTGCAGGAATCAAAGTTGCCATTATTAGCTTAGGGGGCGGCTTCCTACAAAGTGATCTTAATAAATCATTTGCAGATTTACGAACTGCTGGACTTATTAATTCAACAGTTGTTGCTCCAACCATTAAACAGGTGTTAGTAGATGGCAGTAGTGGAAATTTTTATAGTAATATAAATTACAGCGGAGAAAATACCGTAGATATCTTTTGCGTGGCTACCATGGTGCCAGCTGCTGATATTACAATTTATATAGGACAGAATAGCTACATTGGGTGGCGAAATGTAGTTGCCCGTGCAATCAGCGACGGAAATCACATACTTACTATTAGCTGGTGTACAACTGATGCTACGTTTTTAGAATCTACACTTGCCACGGCGGCTGAAAATAAAATTGCAGTATGTGTAGCTTCTGGCGATTGGGGATCAACACTTGATGGATATCCAACATTAGAGACGATGTATCCAGCTTCAAGCCCTAACGCAATATCCATTGGCGGCACACATTTATATTTGAATCCAGATAATACTCGAGCAAATGAAACAGATGATAATAGAGATCCCAGTTTTGGTAACGGCTGGGGCGGTGGTGGTGGTGTTAGTGCATTATTTTCACGACCTAGTTGGCAAGCTGGATTATATTATACACCTATTATTAACGGCGTAACTGGCAATCCAACCGTTTTATCAATGCGTGGTGTGCCAGATATTTCTGCACCAATGAATGCATATTCTTTGTATTTTAATGGCAGTGTGACAGGATACGGGGGGACTAGTTTAGCAAGCCCCACAGTTGCAGGTATACTTGCCCGTATGCAAAAATTAACAGGAATACAGCGATCCAGTGCTGAATATAATGCGATATTCTATGCTAGTACTGGATCGTTCTTTGATATTACTGTAGGAACAAACAACGATCAAATTACTAGTGGATATGCTGGTACAGCAGGTTGGGACGCCGTCACCGGGTTAGGTCCTCCCATTGGTACAAGTTTACTAGATAGTTTAACCCCACCAATATCTTATCCCGTAGACCAAACTGTATTAATTAACTCTACTAATAATTTAATCACTACTAATATTACTGGTGTATATACATCTATTTCTACAACCAATCCTTCAAACGGTACAATATCAGTTTCATTAGGCAAACATCTTTACTATACTCCAGACTTAAATTTTTCAGGTTTTGATAATTTTACTTATTCGGCAGTTAGTCCAGCAGGAAATTCATCTTTTAGTAACATATTAATACGTGTAGTATCCCCTACACCAGAAGTCCCAGTTACATTAACTTCAGAAGTAACGGTATTATCAAATTCAAGTAACAATATTATACAATTAAGATCTATCAATAATCCAACATCGTTTAATATTGTGTCTGCGCCCAACTACGGCATTGCTACAATTTTAGGCCAAGAATTAGTATATACACCGCGGTATAGTTATTACGGGGCAGACTATCTACAATTTACTGCATCTAATTCTTATGGAACTTCAAATATTAGCACAATATTAATAACAGTGCTTCCTGGAATTCCAACTACATCCATTTCAAGTCAAACTGTTGCATTTAATTCCTTCAATACTCCAATTAATTTAATTGTAGATGGAATTTATACAAACATTGGTATCAGTGTCTCCCCGTCACACGGTACAGTAAATATTTTTGGTACAAACATATCTTATGTGCCAGATCCTCAATATCAAGGTTTTGATAGTTTTAAATATTATGTATCAAATGTTTCCGGACATTCAAACAGCTCTACAGTATTTTTAAATGTTGCAGTTCCTGTAATTGTTGCATTACCAAGCTCAGGAGAATTAACAAAGGGAGTAGTTAATACATCATATCCGCCAATAACCTTATCTGCATCTGGAGGGTTGGCCCCATACAGTACAGCAGTAATCAAAGGATCGTTACCCCCAGGAATTACATTAAATTCAAATGTTATAAGTGGTATTCCAACTAGGGCAGGTTTATATCAGTTTACTATTGCAATTACAGACAGTAATTCCCCCAATCATTTTACAGTATACAACAATTATACCCTATCAATTTACGCATCTGCACATACCAACAAATTTCAATGGTTTACAAATCCGGGTCTCTTAACTACCGCAACTAGTGGGGTATTCACCAGTACTATAGTGGAGGCCTCGGACATCAATGCCACATATAAATTATTAGCAGGTACATTGCCGCCAGGTCTTACATTTCAATCAAATGGATATATTTCTGGAACGCCAACACCAGTAATTAATTTAGAAAGACATAAATTTGTAGTTAGAGCATCTATTTTACAAACAATAATAGATAGTACGTTTATTATTGATGTTAATGCTGTAAGTGCCCCAATTTGGTCATATGGGACTAATCCATTTGAATTAAGAACAGTTGACAATAATATTTTTATTGATCAAGAATATGTTAATATTCCATTAATTGCTACCCCACCTACAATTGCCCCTACAAATTATCCAATTACTTATAAATTATCATCTAATTATAATACGTTACCTAGAGGATTAACTATATCATCAAATGGCGTTTTATCTGGATATTTGTCAACTGACACTAACCCAGGTACACTTGATAGATATACATTTTCAGTAACAGCTAGTAACAACAATTATTCCAGTACTCAAACATTTATTATGCAAGTGCAGAATGTATATAGCAATTTAAATCAAATTATTACTCCTATATTTGCAAATCCATCGTTTTTAGGCGTTTTTAGCGATCGAGAAAATCAATATATTCCAGTAACTGCATATGATCCATACCCAATACTTGGTCCTATAACTTATACTACTGGTACAAATACTGTCCTACCATCTGGGTTGAATTTAGATTCCAGTACAGGTTTTTTGTATGGATATGTTTCCACACAAACTGATTATTTGGTAACTTATCCCGTAAGTATAATTGCAACCAAAAAAAATTCACGCACTGGGGTAAGCACTATTGCCAAAAATACATTTACATTGACAATAGTACATAAAGATTTTGATAAAATAAATTGGATCACACCCGAAGATTTGGGAACAATTATAAATGGAACGCCCAGTACATTAAAAGTAGAAAGTACACAAACTTCAAATATATATCCATTACAATATGGGATTGATTCTGGTAAATTACCCGACGGATTAACCCTATACCCTGATGGAAATATAATTGGTACTCCTATTTCCAGCGGAGTATATACTGCTACTATTATTGCTAGTCCAGCACCATACGGGTTCAATTCAGTTAAACCTGATACTATTAATTTTCCTTTTGAATTAAATCTGCGCACATTCAAACTAACCGTAATAGACGCAGCTACGCCCTATACAAACATATATGTAAAACCATTACTAAGTATTGAAAAACGAAACGAATACAATAATTTTATTACAAATACCGATATGTTTCCACCCAAGTTATTGTATCGAGCTAATGACCCCAATTTTGGGGTGCAGAAAGATCTTAAAATGTATTTAGAATATGGCATACAAAAATTTATAAGTGCTGCAAGTTATGCACCTGCATTAGAACGTAATTTTTATAATAGATCATTTAACTATGGAAATATTAAATCACTTACTACCTTAGACAATGCAGGAAACCCAATTTATGATTTAGTATATGTTGAAATAGTGGATTCATTAGATAATATTAGTTCTGAAATAAAACCACTGCCATTGGTTGCTACCACGTCAACTAATAGTGGTGTTACGGTTACCTTTCCAGATGGCGGCGGTGGTGCCAATATTGGCCCGTGGTTCCCCAGCGCCCCTAAGCCATCATTATATCCTAGTAGTATTCAAAATATGAGGAAAAATTTGGAATCAGTTGCTACTGTAAACCCCGAAGTTGCACCACTGTTTGTAAAAACTGCAACTGCCCTTGGCTTAGGATGGTTAAATATTGTGGTACTATGTTATGCATTGCCTGGAAAAGGTTTTAGGATTGTTAATAAACTTAAAACTTTTGATTTTAACCATTTTGAGTTTTATATAGATCGTATTACGATAGAAAGTACATTAGCTACCAAAACTATAGAACCAGTATCCTTAATATTTCCAAGGAAAACAATTTAACCTAGTTTTTAAAATTTAATAAATACAATATCAAAATTAATTAGGTTACCCAATTTATGACCACTCGCCCAAATCTTATATCCCTGCCGCATTTAACCTTTGCTAATTCTGGCACAACTTACTTTGTTGTACAAGATTCAGGGACCGATCTTTATATTACAGTGCCTCAAGCACAAGAATTAATTTTAGGATACACACAAGTTGGTCCACAAGGAAGTCAAGGATCACAAGGATATCAAGGTGTACAGGGAACCCAGGGTAGTCAGGGATATCAAGGCGTTCAAGGAACACCAGGATCGCAAGGATCACTAGGTATACAAGGAAATCAGGGTGTTCAAGGAGCACAAGGAAGTCAAGGTATTCAAGGAGGTGCAGGATCACAGGGAAGTCAAGGTCGTCAGGGCGCTATTGGAAATCAGGGCGTTCAGGGAGATCACGGAGTTCAAGGTTCCCAAGGTTCTCTTGGTTTAGGTTATGCAGGATTAACATCAAATACTCCAAATTTAATTAGTCTAAGTCAAAAAACATTTGTAACTAACCTAAGTTCATCAAATACTGCATTTACAGTAGGGCAATATGTAAGAGCATTTTATAGTACAGTACCAACAAATTATTTAGAAGGTATAATCACATCTTTTAGTGGAAATATTTTAATATTAGATGTTTCTATTATAGGTGGCAATGGAGGGCCGTATCCAGATGTTGGCGGGTTATGGGTATTTGCTATCACCGGATCTCCTGGTGCACGTGGTTCTCAAGGTGCGCAGGGTGTTCAAGGAATTCAAGGTGTTCAAGGATATCGAGGATCAGACGGTGTTCAAGGAGCACAAGGAGCCCAAGGTATACAAGGAGCCCAGGGATATCAAGGATATCAAGGCGTTCAAGGGGCACAAGGTATACAAGGAGCAATTGGTGCTCAGGGACTTCAGGGCGTAATAGGCGCACAAGGAAGTCAGGGCATTCAGGGATCTCGAGGCGCACAAGGTGTTAGTGGCGCTCAAGGACCTTTGGGGCCTTATCAAAGCGGCCCTCAAGGTCCTGCCGGCCGTCAAGGATCACAGGGATTTCAAGGAACACAGGGTTCAACAGGCGCTCAAGGTGCACAGGGATTTCAAGGAGCACAAGGTGCACAGGGATTACAAGGAGCACAGGGATTTCAAGGAGCACAAGGTGCACAGGGATTACAAGGAGCACAGGGAAGTCAAGGCGTTCAAGGAACACAAGGTTCTAGGGGATTCCAAGGAGCACAAGGTATTCAAGGAACACAAGGTTCTCAAGGCTTTCAAGGAACACAGGGTGTTCAAGGCACCCGTGGTGCACAGGGACCACAAGGTATCCAAGGCGGCGCAGGTTTTCAAGGAAGTCAAGGAATCCAAGGAAGTCAAGGTATTCAGGGCGACCAAGGCATACAGGGTGCCCAAGGCATACAGGGTGCCCAAGGGTTTCAAGGACCGTTAGGACCTTATCAAAATGGTCCGCAAGGACCTGCTGGTTTCCAAGGACCTCAAGGATATCAAGGAAGTCAGGGTTATCAAGGAAGTCAGGGTTATCAAGGTGCTCAAGGAGCACAGGGAAAACAGGGCAGTACGGGAGCTCAAGGATCAGTTGGATATCAAGGAAGTCAGGGTGCTCAAGGGTTTCAAGGACCACAAGGATTCCAAGGTGCCCAAGGTGCCCAGGGATATCAAGGGTTAGACGGGACACAGGGTTCCAGGGGAGTGCAAGGAGCACAGGGATTCCAAGGTACGGTGGGTGCTCAAGGAAGTCAAGGTTTTACTGGTAGTCAAGGAACTATTGGATTCCAAGGACCTCAAGGATATCAAGGAAGTCAGGGATATCAAGGAAGTCAAGGTTTTACTGGTAGTCAAGGAACTGTTGGTTTCCAAGGAAACCAAGGATATCAAGGAAGTCAGGGATATCAAGGAAGTCAAGGCGTTCAAGGAACACAGGGTATACAAGGGGCAATTGGTACTCAGGGACTTCAAGGAGCACAAGGATATCAAGGCGCCCTTGGTGTTCAAGGCTATCAAGGAGCAGTGGGTGCTCAGGGATTACAAGGAACGGCAGGTTCTCAAGGTGTTCAAGGAACACAGGGTGCTCAAGGATACCAAGGCATTCAAGGAGTTAACGGCGTAGGCTCACAAGGTGTACAAGGAACGGCAGGTGCTCAAGGTGTCCAAGGTGCTCAAGGTCGTCAAGGTGCTCAGGGTCGTCAAGGCTTTCAGGGCGCTGGCGGCGGTGCAGGTCCAATTGGTGGAACAAACGGACAAGTGTTATATAATTCCGCCGGTAGTGTTGCTGGATTTGCTTCTACGGACGGTGCTAATATGTCATTATATGGCAATTTAACTGTTCAAGGGGATATTACCGCATACCGCAGTGGCGGAACTACGGGCGTTATCTATCTTAATTCAGCTCAAGATAGATATTTGTACTATGATGGCTCCACCTATATATTACATACTGCTGGATTGAGCGTCGGCGGGGACATTACTTCTTCTGGTAATGTCACTGCGTATTCTGATGCTAGATTAAAAGATAATATTCAGGTTATTACAGACGCATTGTCTAAACTTTGTGAACTACGAGGAGTAACTTATACCAGAATAGACAGTGGAATAAGACAAACTGGTGTAATTGCGCAGGATGTAGAAAAAGTTTTACCAGAAGCTGTTGTTAAACTTGATGACGAAACTGGAACGTTGACTGTTGCTTACGGTAATATGATAGGACTATTGATTGAATCTATTAAAGAATTAAAAGCTGAAGTAGACGAAATTAAGAAAAATATTGGTTCAAATATACAACCATAAATAATACAAATTGGAGATTAATCAGTGTCAAGCACAGCCAGCACCTTTATTGCAAACATAGACCCAAACTTCCCTGTACCTGGGGTAGATAATAACACACAGGGTTTTAGAAATAATTTTAATAACATTCAAGTTGCATTGGGTGCAATGAACAGTTATATTGGAACTTTAGCCGATGTTACTTTGGATGTTAACGCTCCAAACGTAACTGGTACTTATATTACTGCAAATACATCTTTGAATATTGGTGGAACTGCTGTTATTACAACCGGTAGCGACAATACACTATTGGTCAGTGCCGATGGAATGTCTGGAAAAATTGCGGTATTTCCAAATGTATTAACTGCAAGTGTTATTGCTAATACTACTGGTGAAAAACTTACAGTTAACGGGCACGTTCAAAATATTCAAGTGGGTGGCACATTTACATTAACTGGCGCCCAATCTACTTTAACATTTAATGTTGTACAAGTTGACGCAGTCAATTCTGTTGTATATGCCGACCAAAATATTACACAGGGAATTTATGAGGGGTTTTTTACCAACCCATTGTTTCCAACTGACTATATAGCAGTTAACCCTAAACAAGTTGCTTCAGCAATCGAAACTGCATTACCATATGGTATGATTACCTTGTGGTATGGCACAATTGCAACTATTCCAAATGGATGGGCATTATGCGATGGCACTAATGGTACTCCAAATTTAACAAATATGTTTGTTATTGGCGCCAATGCTGATTACAATGGGGTTCCAACATCTAATGTAACGTCTACCCCGTTAAGTACTGGCGGTAGTGCTGCTAGTTCATTACCAATTCATACACACGGAGTAAATGATAATGGACACAATCACTCACTAAATGCTGCTGGCAATGCTACTACTAACCCAACAGCAAATGGTGGATCAGTACAGTTCATAGCAACTGGGCCCGGGGGGTTTGAAACTGGTATTGCTAATACTAATATTAGTATAGCAAATGCTGGTACTGATACTACATATGCCAACTTGCCACCATTCTACGCACTTGCATACATTATGAAAGTTGTCTAATGTTTAATCCTCTATTGGGAAATTTAAGTAAATTAAAAACTGAAGACCTAGAGAATAAAATATTTGAACTTACAAAAAAATATTATATTGCAATGCGTCTGGGTCAAGGAAGTGCTGCCCAACAGATTGCTCTTAATTTAGACGCATTCAAAACTGAACAACAGCAAAGACAAATGGCTTCTTTAAAAGCACTAAACAAAAATAATCAAGACAGTGGATTGGACGATTTAATTAATGTTGATTGATTTAGAACCATATGTTTGGCCCACTAGTTTTATATGTACACTAATTACCAACACCATTGTAATTCCCAATCATTATAATATTAGTATAGGAATTGAACCTGCCGATCCGCCAACACTTGCACTGGGATTTAGAAGATTGAGAACGTTTGTTGATACTTGTCTGAACAACAGTATTGTATTAAACCAAACTCATTTTTTATCCGACTCATTGCAAAATGTTGATACCAACTTGGTACAATTTCCTACAGAACCATATGACTACTTTGTAGGCAGTGTGTTAATGAGAAAATTTCAAATTATTACTCACAAATATTTTGAAATTGGTTTCATTACTATTGACAGTGCAATAGGTGATCACGTACAATACTGTATACGAGATCCAGAAGAAACTGGATTAGATTTAGCAGGCGATCACAATTGGTGGAATATGGATAATTTAGATACAGGTACAGGCATTGATTTGACCTGGGATGATCTAGACCTAAGCGATGGCCCTAAATTCGAACCTCGAGTTATTAAGGGCGGACGCAGTGATAAAAAATGAATACGGTGAAATCACATTAACAGAACAAGAAGCATTTGAAGCATTATACACAGGTAAGATCAGTAGTCTCGAAGGCGTATATGTTAATAATGTTGAATTGTATAATAATGCTAGATTGATCAATGCCGATCGCATACCACAATTAGATATTCTCAAATACGGCAAATTTGACAGTGTTGAAATGTTTGATGAGGAGAATCAACTTAGTTGGTTTATGCCCAAACAATATTGTCCCAATCTTATTAACGAACTGTATGATAAATGTACTACATCTGAGCAAACTGCTAGGGTAACTCAAGAGTTAGAATTGTTTATTCAACATAATATGTTAGAGGTTTTGTACTATTGTAAATACTTAGTTGACACAATGAGGGAGAACAAAATCCTTTGGGGTGTTGGAAGAGGTAGTAGTGTTGCCAGTTATGTGCTATACTTAATTGGTATACATAAAATTGATAGTCTTCGATACGACTTAGATATAACAGAATTTTTAAAATAAGGAGAATGATATGGCTCATATGTCAATGAGAGGTAAGCAAATCGACATGGAAAAGTTGATGCGTCAAAATGAAACAACGCAGGCTGTGGGTAATGCTAGGTTCAATGCTCGAGGTGATAAACTTGGTCCAAACGGACAAATCATCGAACGCCGTGAAGATATGGCTGCAACTTATCACGAAGCAAATACAAAGGCACGTGCCGTCCCAGCAAGCGGGCCTGTGGGAATTAAACCACAAGTTGATAAAAAGAAAGCACAAGGCGAACTATGAAAGTAACAGGAACACTTACACCATTACGCGATCGCGTATTATTCTCCGATATGGAGTTTGGTGAAGAAATTACCAAAGGCGGAATTATCTTAAAAAGTGATAATGGCAAAGCTGATGGTATCAAACCACGGTGGGGTCGAGTTTGGGCAGTGGGTCCAGAACAAACAGAAGTCAAAGTAGGAGAATGGATTCTATTAGAACACGGTCGTTGGAGTCGTGCAGCCGAATATGAAAACGAAGATGGCACAATTACAAAAATTCAATTGGCCGACAACGATGCTATTATGATGGTATCGGATGAAAAACCAGGTAATGAAATTACTGGCGTTCCTAAATAACTGTTGACACATTTTAAATCCCGTGCTATATTATAGTATGGGATTTAAAAAATCATTAGATGTTGCCAACATCGTCCAACAAATAAATGCAGCAGTATATTCTGTCAGTAGCCCATATACTGACGGATTCAACGGCTGGTGCACTAAACAAGACCTATATCAAATAAAAGAAATACTAGATGACGCTATTCGTCGTTGTCCAGAATTTGGCACGACTGAATTGGAATGGCTCAAAGAACAAGAGCAGAGAAAAATAATTAAAATACTCAAAAATGATATTCAATAAAATAAAACAACTAAAACAAGATGGATTGAAAGTTGGTGTAGTGTTTAGCTCATTTGACTTATTCCACGCAGGGCACGTGGCTATGTTGGCCGAAGCAAAGAACCATTGCGATTATTTAATTGCAGCATTACAAACAGATCCAACCATCGATCGTCCTGATAGTAAAAATCCGCCAATTCAAAGTATTGTAGAACGACAAATACAGGTCAGCACAAATCGTAATGTGGACGAAGTAGTAGTCTATCAGACAGAAAAAGATCTAGAAGATCTCTTGCTTATTTTGCCTGTTGACGTTAGAATATTAGGTGTAGAGTATAAAGACAAAGAGTTTACAGGACGTGAAATTTGTCTCAAGCGTGGGATTGAAATTGTTTATAACGGGCGAGATCATTCCTTTAGTAGTAGCAGCCTACGCAAACGTGTAGCAGAAGCAGAAGGAAAAAAGAAATGAACTGGTTGAAAAGACGACTTCAAAATTGGCTTAATAGCAATGACATAGAATCTATGGCTTCAAATCGCAAAAATCCTAGAGGACTTGCCATAGCATCAGATAGCGATAGTCTAAGTTCGGAACCACTTCGCCTAAGTATCTATCGTGCCAACGGTGGAACTATTGTCGAAACTCGTACATATGATCGTCAGAAGGATCGAAGTCAAAATCAACTGCACATTGTCAGTCACGATGAGGATCTTGGCCACAGTCTAGCAAAAATTATTACAATGGAGAGCCTACGTGGATAATTTTGAAATACAACCTAAAGATACAAGCAAGGGTCATTTTTATGTTAGCCTTGTAAAGAGTGCTGTACGTATTGTAGCAGGTGGTTGTTTGATTACAGGAAACTTGCTAATGGCAGGTATTTGTTTTATAATGGCAGAAGTATTAGGAATTGTTGAGGAAATGGTATGATTGATAAAGAAGCAACTAAAAAGCGAATGTCAGAACTGATGGCACCAGTAGAGCAGCAAATTTTAATGTGTGATGACAGACAAGATTTGCTAATGATGGCCTGTGCTATGATGCAACGCACTCACGAAATATTACTAAATGAATTAGGTGAAGAAGGCGCCAAACTAATGTATAAGGATTTTGTATAATGTATGTTACTACAGAAGTTGAAGTAGATCTAGCAGATTTTGATACTGCTGATCTAATTGAAGAATTAGAGCATCGAGGCGGATTGCCTGTAGAGTATGAGGGTGATGCTAAAGAAATAGTCGAGGCAATTTGGCTGCGTCGACGTAATGGACAAGACTATGATGATCTAGTGGATCAATTAATTTATAAAGTATTAGGAAAGGTAATTTAAAATGGCAAAAGAACTTTGGGTAGAAAAATACCGTCCTGATACTTTCGACGGATACGTTTTTAAAGATAGCAATCAAAAGAAGCAAATTGAATCTTGGATTGCCGATGGAATGATTCCGCATTTATTGTTTAGCGGTACTGCCGGAGTTGGCAAAACTACCCTTGCTAAAATCCTTATCAATAAACTGGGTGTCGAAGATAGCGATGTACTGTACGCTAATGGTAGTAAGGAAGGTCGTAAAATTGAATGGGTTGACAAACTAATTGGATTTTGTCAAACAATGCCCTTTGGTGAATTTAAGATTGTTCTTATTGACGAAGCCGACTTTTTGAATGCCCAATCAGTACAACCAGCATTGCGTAATCTTATGGAAGAATATTCCAATAGTGTGAGATTTATCCTAACTTGTAATTACAAGAATCGTATTATTCCAGCATTGCATAGTCGTTGCCAAGGTTTCCATATTGAGCGTACCGATTTGACGGAATTTACAACAAGGGTAGCAACTATTTTGGTCGATGAAAACATTGACTTCGATCTCGATACATTAGACACATATGTGAATGCCACTTACCCTGATTTGCGCAAGTGTATCAACAATGTGCAAATGAATAGCGTGGGTGGAAAGTTGACTATTCCCGAAGAGTCTGATTCAACGGCTGACTATAAATTAGAAATGGTAGATTTGTTTAAGAAGGGCCAAATTGCACAGGCACGTAAATTGGTATGCGCATCTGCAAGGCCAGAAGAAATGGAAGACATCTATCGTTGGATGTATGACCATTTAGAATACTTTGGTACCACTGAAGAACAGAAAGACAGTGCTGTATTGATTATCAAGCAGGGCTTGGTTGATCATACTATTTGTGCTGATAGTGAAATCAATCTTGCAGCAGTTATGGTAAAATTGGCTCGTTTACAATAAAACAAAACCGCGTAGTCGATGCAGGTCGTTTACTACGCGGTTTCCTATTGTAAAAAATTAGGTTGGTATATTATTCGTCTGTATCTTCCTCATAGATTTTTAATATTTCTCTGACAACTGGATGACGTTCAACGTGTTCCGTTCCAAACTGTGCCATAGCAATCATACGATAATCACCTCCTTGGCCGTATAAATTACAAAATTCTAGCAGTCCATTCTCTCTAGGACGATCAGCTTGGTTTAAGTCTCCAGTTACTACCATACGGCTTCCATCGCCTAAACGGGTAAGTAACATTTTCATCTGACTGGGTGTAGCATTCTGCATTTCATCTGCAACGACAAATGCATTTTTAAAAGTGCGTCCACGCATATATGCAAGTGGACTAATTTCAATCACACCGTCATCTAGCATTTCTGCAATTTCTTTTGGATGGTAGTATTCCTCAAACACATCCATAATAGGCCTAGTCCACGGTGCCATTTTTTCATTTAGCGTCCCTGGTAAGAACCCGTGATCCTCATCAACACTTACAGCTGGCCTTGTAATGATAATTTTATTAATCACCCCCTCTTTGTATAGTTTAATAGCCATCTGTACACCCAACATTGTTTTACCCGTGCCTGCTGGCCCGATGGCAAATACAATGAATTTCTTGGGATTTTTTAGCAGTTCTAAGTATTGTTCCTGCGCTAGATTGCGCGGAACTATAGATACCTGCTTATTTCTTTTCAAATACGGTTTGATCTGAATCAAGTTAGTATTTGCGTCAGGTAACAATCGCGGATCTCGATGTACCTGATCTTTTTCGCTTCGTCTTTTGTTTGCTCTGGACAAATTATGCCTCCATTATTGAAGATCGACCTGCATAGATATTTACACTCCTATTCAAAAACCAGCCCAAAAGGGGTCAAAACGCTGTCAACAGTTTGATCAATTTTAAATCTTAATCTATATAAATAATTGAATAAAGAGAACCACTATGCACGATATTGTAGATACTATTAAAAACATACAAAGTCTAAGCGAAAATAACGATGCTTTTAAAATCATTAAAGATTTTGAAAGAGTTATTGACGAACTAGATATCTATGTTTTTAAAAACTGGGAAGATGGCGAACTATGTGTTGGCCCCGATGTAGGCCGTTACAGCGTTAAATGTAGTTTTATGTGGGACCGTGAAGATATGCCAGACCCAGAAGGCGCTAAACGTCTATACGATTATGGATGCCAAGTAGTTTACAAGCGTGAACACATTATGGTACCACGCAAGATTAAAACTCCTGGAGATTTTCGTCCTGGTACTAAAAAGGGCAAGATTGATGCACACCCTGTTTGGGTAGTGGATATTACTATGCCAAAGAAATTAATGCAAGACATTTACGTTGGCAAAGAAAATCAAACACATAATCAAATGGCCGAGTTGATGAAGTATAAACAAGACGGCACTAGTGAAACAGGCGAAGTTGCACAAGAAGAACCAGGACAAACAGATGACACAACAATACCAGAAGCGTAATCTATCTGAAGGATTACATAGCGGTGATCTAAAAGAATTTGTAAGTGATCTTTTTACTGTAGACCAGTATAAGAGTAAAATGGGCAACGACGGTGATGTTGTTGTACTAGGTTTTCGTGTCAAAGAAAAATACCCAGCAATGGACTTGGTAGAGTTTATTGAAAAAGGTTACACATATGTATTAGATGCTGATATGAGTACCGGCGAAGAACACGATGGTCAATATCAAGTGTTTGTTGAATTAGAAAGAAATAAAAACCTTCCACGTAACCTTAGACATTTACTAGACGGCATTGGACAGTTAACTGACAATTACGATTGGCGTTTTAGATATCAAAAATCTCCCAATAGTGTCGAGTTTGATGATAAATCTGTTTTGGAACATATTCCAATGACTCCAGAAGAATACGATAACAAAATTCTAGAAATCAAAACAACTGATGTACAAGAATTCTTTGATCAAGGCAGTGTAGACATTGCCTTAGAATCAGACAACACACTTACATTCAGCAAAACATATAGCGGTGACATTGTAACAAAGTTTGTTGGCATAGGTGATTACGAAGATGTAAAACAAACACTACCAGGTGCGCTAAGTTTAGACGAAAGCAGTCAAAGTCAAACAATGTTTTTGCACAAGTATTTAGGAAATTACGATATTAATAAGATTGGCGATAAGTTTCTAATTAGAAACGGTGATCGAGCAGTTGTTATCCAAAAAGATAGGTGGTAATATGGATCAAATATATTGGGTGATTGGATTGATACCGGATAGTATTTTACTTCAAATTTATTACGCATTTATATATGTCGGACTAATCAGTTATATCGGCAGTAAATTCTTTAGAAGTTTCCCATTTAAATATATTCCATTTTTAGGACAGTATCCTTTACTATCAGAAGTTGGTGGCGTAGTTTTGATATCTGCAGGATTGTTCTGTTATGGTGGATATACTACTGAAATAAAATGGCAAGAAAAAGTTAAACAGGCCGAGGCAAAAGTTGTAGCAGCAGAAGCACAATCAAAAGAAGCCAATGTAGTAATAAAGACTAAAATTGTAAAACAAAAGAAAATCATCCACGATACTCAAGTTGTTATACAGCAGGAAATCAAAGAAGTTGAAAAACTAATTGACAGTGAATGCAAGTTAGATCCAGTTGTGCCTAAAATACTTAATAAGGCTGCAAAAAATCCATTAACTCTAGAAGGCGATAAATGAAAAAGTTAATCATATTATTGTTTCCGTTGTTTATTCTTGCAGGGTGCAAGGATGATGCAGTACCAATAATGGCTAAATTTCCAGAAGTGCCACAAGAATTGTTGGAAGCGTGTCCAGATCTAGCATTAGTAGATCCTGCTACTGATAAACTTACTGATGTTATGTCAGTTGTATCAAGTAATTATGGATCATATTACGAATGTAAGATCAAAGTTGATAATTGGATTGAGTGGTATAAAACACAAAAACCTATTTTTGATAAAGTTAGCAAATGAATAAGTTTTTAGCAATTATAGTAGCAACATTATTATCAGGATGTACTGTATTAGATGCGTACCTAATGACGCACTATGATCCTAATGAATACAAATTAATCACAGATGTTAGGGCCGAAGCCCAATTATTCAAAGCACAGTGCGACGATGCCGATCAAAGTAAACTAAATGCTGTTAAATTGGCAAATGATACACAGTTATTTGTTTTATACAGCGAACACGTTCCACGAAATGACGATGTCATAAGTGCAAGCAAAGATTTACATACATTAGCGCAAGGCCTGGCTGATCAATATAGCAAAGCCCGAGTAAGTCCGGGATTTTGTAAAATTAAATTCACTGCTGTTGAATCTAGTGCTGATAAAATGCAAAAAGTTATAGGGAGTAGACCAAGATGACTGTAGAACATAATCAACAATTATTAGGACAAGCATATGCAAGTCCAGATCCTGCCATACGAGAAGCAGCAAGTAATGCCCAACAATATACAGAAATGTTTAAGCAGGGACAACTTAGCAAAGATGAGTATCAACAAGCAATAGCAGATCTTGCTATCCAAGCAAGAATTAACCAAAGTATGAACGATTTATCTCGCCTAGAAATGTTAAATACTGCTATAAATGGTTTAATCAATTTAGCAAGTTTAGCAGGATAACACACTATGACAACACTAACAAAAGAACAACTATCAAAACTTATACCAGGAAATCCTTATCTGGATCACTGGTTTGATGCATTAAGTCAAGCATTGCCAGACTATGAAATTAACACACCACAACGTATTGCAGCATTTCTTGCTCAATGTGCCCACGAAAGTGGCAGTTTCACAGCAATCAAAGAAAACTTAAATTATAAAGCAGAAAGTCTCTGCAAAGTTTGGCCAAGATATTTTAATGCAGGAAATGCTGCACAATATGCACACAATCAAGAAGCAATCGCCAATCGAGCATACGGCGGGCGTATGGGTAACGGTCCAGAAGAAAGCGGCGACGGCTGGAAATTCTGTGGTCGTGGATTGATACAATTAACTGGACGCAGTAACTATCAAGCGTTTGCTGATAGCATACAAATTAGTATTGATGATGCCAGTGAGTATTTGAAAACATTTGAAGGATGTGTACAAAGTGCTTGCTGGTTCTGGGAAGCAAACAATTTAAATCAATACGCAGACTCGGGCGATATTTTAACAATGACCAAACGTATTAACGGTGGTACTCTTGGTTTAGATGATCGTATCAAACACTATCAACACGCATTATACATTTTAGGAGCATAACAAATGGCATTATTAGATTCAGTATTGGGGTTGGTCACTAAAACTCCAAAAGACCCAGACGCACCAAAGCCACCAGCAGGTAGCCGTAGCGAACGTGAAGCAAAGATCAAAGACAAAGCGGGTATGGTTATTAATATCTTTGCACTATGTCTAGCAATTAATTCTTGGTATGGTGGCAAGTTGGGTAGCACCGTTCTTAATAACACTATTAAGGCCAACGACACTTATAGTTTCTACCAAGCAAAAAGCATTAAACAAAGTCTAGCAGAACAAAACTTGTATGACGCACAACGCAATGGCGACAAAGCCCGCGCTGCGGAAATGGCTGCTAAGATTGACAAATATGAGAATGAACCTAAAGAAGGTAAGAAAGATTTATTAATCAAAGCAAAAACATTAGAAGCAGAACGTGAAGATGCTAAAACACGCAGCCCTTGGATTGGATATGCCAGCACAGCATACCAGTTGGCAATTGTATTGCTATCCGCAAGTATTCTTGCCGTTAGTATGCCGCTGTTTTGGGGTAGTTTTGTAGTAGCAGGATTAGGCCTAGTATTGAGCCTAAACGGTTTATTTCTTTGGTTTTAATTAGGAGCAACAAATGGCAGACGAACAAGAACAAGAACAAAGTAAAAAAGATCCTAATTGGATGCAAAACCTATGGCGTCCAATGATGGGGTGGATGTATATGCTAATTTGTCTATTAGACATGGCAGTATTTCCAGTCTTATGGAGCCTGCTACAGGCCACAATGCATATGCCCATCACACAATGGAATCCGTTAACACTTCAAGGTGCTGGATTATTCCACATTGCAATGGGTGCAGTATTAGGTATCAGTGCATTTGGTCGTACACAAGAAAAATTAGCAGGCACTGCTGCTAACCCAACAGCGACTACTCAAACTGTTACACAACCTAGCGGGGCTATGAGTGGCGGTTTTGGCAGCGGTGGTATGCCATTAGGCGGTAACACCATGAGTACAGGAGGATTTGGCAATGGCAACTCAACGGTACCAACAACAGGATTTGGGGGCGGGACTTCAGCATTTGGCACTCCGTCAGCAGGAGGCTTCGGCAACTCCGGTGGTTTTGGTTCACCAGCGACCGGAGCAGCAGTTGCACCAGCACCAAGTTGGGGAACGACCCCAATTGCAGCGGCGTCAACAACCCCAGCAGTCGTAACAGGATTTGGGGGCAAACCTGCTCCTGCTCCACAAATAGATCCAGTATTATAAGGAACACTTATGTTAGAAACACTATTTTGGATTATGGTTGGCGCATTTATTGGATGGAATTTTCCACAGCCAATTTATGCAAAAACTTTTCAAGAAAAATACTTGCAAAAGTATATTGACAAATTAAAAACATTACTATTCTTTTGGAGATAACATGAAAAAAATATTAGCATTATTAGCATTTACATTGGCAACTACCGCATTTGCTGAAGCAGAAACAAAACAAGTATGCCACGATAAAATGGACAAAGCAGGCAAGCCTGTGATGGACAAAAAAACTGGCAAACCAGCACAAGATTGCAAAACAATCAAAGTTCATAAAAAGTTAGAAGGCTCCGATGTAGTTCCAGTTAAGAAATAATTTTACTTGACTACTGTTAAAAGGTATAGTATAATTTACTATACCTTTTTTCTATTATGGATCATTACAATACCTTAGGCGTCAATAAAAATTCAAGTCCAGACGATATCAAACGTGCATATCGTAAGTTGGCTAGCCAGCATCATCCGGATAAAGGCGGGGATACCAAAAAGTTTCAAGAAGTGGAGGAAGCATATCGCACATTAAGTGATCCGGACAAGCGGGCACAATACGATAATCCTCAACCACAATTCAATGGCGGGTTTGGTGGCGGAATGCCCCCAGGCTTTGAAGATATCTTTGGACAAATGTTTGGCGGTGGCGGGCATCCTTTTGGAAATATGTTTGGGCAGAGGCCACAGCAACAGGCCAGAAATAGAATATTGAATATCCAAACTGTTATTACTTTGGAAGAAGCATTTAACGGTAAGGATATGATTGCCAATCTTCAACTACCAACTGGCCGAGATCAAGTTTTAGAAATTAAAATTCCTGCGGGCATTAGTGACGGGATGACATTGCGACTGGCAGGTATGGGCGATGATAGTGTGCCCAATGCTCCTAGAGGTGATATACATCTAACTGTACAAGTACAACAACATCACACCTTTGGTAGACAAGGCGATGACTTAGTTCGCACAATAGACGTTAATTGTATTGATGCAATACTAGGCAAGACTGTTCAAATATCCGCCATAAACGGTGCACTATTAGATATCAAAATTCCGCCAGGTACACAGCACGGACAAATACTTGCGGCTGCTGGTTATGGAATGCCCAAAGTAAATGATAATAGATTTAAAGGTCGTATGCTATTAAGCATTAATATCACTATACCAACCAACTTTACAGATACGCAAAAAGAACTGTTGAAACAACTAACCATTTAAATAAAACTATGTTAAACATTGTAAAATTTCCTGATAATATGCTTCGAGAAAAAACTGAAGAATTTGATTTTGAGAATTGTGTCTTAGATCCAGTTAAATTAGAACAGGAGCTCATAGAAACTATGTTGGCTAATGATGGGATTGGACTTGCAGCAACACAAGTTGGACTGCCTTTGCGTGTCTTTGTTATGGGACACAAGGCAACTCCTGAATTGGCACAGGCATTTTTCAATCCAATCGTAGTAGCAACAACTGATACTATCGAAGATTTGGAAGAAGGATGTTTGAGTTTTCCCGGTATCTATGTTAATATTAAACGTCCCACAGCAATTAAGGCTCGGTGGCAAAATAGTAAAGGTGAATGGCAAGAATCAGAATTTGACGGATATAATTGTAAATGCTTTCTTCACGAATTGGATCATTTAGAAGGCATTGTGTTTAAAGATAGGATTAGCCCCTTAAAATGGGCTATGGCAGTTAAGAAACTTAAAAATAGGAAATTTAAATAATGTTGGAACCAAATAAAGATCTGGAACAAATCTTTGAAAATGCAATTAATGTAGCTGGTGTTAATAACCACGAGTACATTACACTGGAGCATTTTTTGTATAGTATGCTGAACAATGAATCATTCACAGCTATATTAACTTCTTTTGGTGCCGATATTACTCAGCTAAAGCAAGACGTTGAATTATATATTGAAAACGAATTAGGTGACATTGTAAATCCTGACGTAGAAAAACCTAAGAAAACTGATATACTGGATCGTATGTTGAATCGTGCGTTTACCCAAGTACTATTCAGCGGACGTCAGATTATTGAACCTGTTGATTGTTTTATCAGTATGTTTAGTGAAAAGAAAAGTCACGCAAACTTCTTTATTAACAAAGCCAACATTGATAAAGATAAGTTTATTACATTCTTAAACAAAGAATCGGCACGTGAAGAAGTTGTTGAAGAAGAAAAGAATGTTAATCCCCAAATTGCTCGAATGATTACTCAATTCTGTACTGATTTAACTGCCAAAGCTAAGAGTAAAAAAATTGACCCAGTTATTGGTCGAGATAAAGAGATTGAAGAAATTGAATTGGTATTGGCTCGCCGTACAAAAGCTAATGCAATTTTGATTGGTGATCCAGGTGTTGGTAAGACTGCTATTGCAGAAGGCCTTGCTCGCAAAATTGTAGAAAATACTGTACCTAAATTTATCCAAGAACATACTGTTTATAGTTTGGATATCAGTGCATTGTTGGCAGGCAGTAAATATCGTGGTGATTTTGAAGAACGATTGAAAGCAGTTATTGGTGGCCTTGAAAAGAAAGGCAACTGTATTCTGTTTATTGACGAAGCACATATGATGAATGGTGCTGGTACTAGTGGCGGCGGCAGCAATGATATGGCTAATATGCTTAAATCAACATTGGGCCGCGGCAAGATCAAAGTTATTGCCAGTACAACGTGGGAAGAATATCGTAAACACTTTGAAAAAGATCGTGCATTGATGCGCCGTTTCCAACGTGTCACTATTGACGAGCCCAATGAAGCAACTGCTGTTAAGATTATGAAAGGTCTTAAAAAGTATTACGAAAAACATCACGGTGTTAAGATTACTAATCAAGCAATCATTGACTCAGTTAAGTACAGTGTCAAATATATGACTGATAAGAAGTTACCTGACAAGGCAATTGATTTGATTGACTGCGCCTGTGCTCGTTTTAAAGTACGTGACGAAGAAGGTGGAACAGTTGACCATGCTGAAATCTTGTTTGAGATCAGTAAGATTGCTAACATTCCATTGGAACAATTAAGCAATAAAGACAATACTAATTTAGCTAACCTAGAAAAGAATATGAAGGCCAAAGTATATGGCCAAGAAACTGCTATTGAAAGTTTGTTGGACAAGGTGTTTATTGCACAGTCTGGATTAAAATCTTTAAACAAACCAGTTGGTAGTTTTCTATTTGTTGGCCCCACGGGTGTTGGTAAAACAGAAGCGGCTAAACAACTTGCATCTAATATGGGAACAAAACTTGTTCGCTTTGATATGAGCGAGTTCCAAGAGAAACATAGTGTGGCCAAGTTTATCGGTGCTCCCCCAGGATATGTTGGCTTTGACGACAATGCTGGACAACTGATTACAAGTTTGCAAGAGAATCCTAACTGTGTTCTATTGTTAGACGAAGTTGAAAAGGCTCACCCAGATGTGCTAACTGTTATGTTGCAATTGATGGATAATGGATTTATAACTGGTAGTAATGGTAAGAAAGCAGATGGTCGCAATGCTATTATCATTATGACAAGTAATTTGGGTGCAGCTGATGCTGAAAAAAATGCAGTGGGTTTTGGTAGTTTGGAACGTGACAGTGATCCCAAAGATGCTGTTAGCAAGTTCTTTGCTCCAGAGTTTCGCAATCGGTTAGATGGTGTTATCCGCTTTGGCAAATTAGACAAGACCACAATGATTCTTATTGTTAAGAAGTTTATCGGTGAACTCAATGCACTAGTTAAGGATAAAAACATTCACGTTAAACCTACTAACGATGCATTAGAGTACCTAGTTAATAAAGGCTTTGATAGTAAAATGGGCGCACGTCCATTACAACGTACTATTGATGACATGATTAAGAAACCATTAAGCAAAGAGATTTTATTTGGTAAGTTAACTAATGGCGGGGTAGTTGAAATTACACTTGATGATAACAAATTAAAGTTGAACTTTATTGATCCCCTGCCAGTAGTAAAGGTTAAAAATGACATACAACAAGCAAGCAACATCTAAATTGTTTTACGGCAAGTGGCCTTATAAAATTAGGTGCAACGTTGAAGGATCGTGGAGAATCAAACGGACCAGTGTTGCGGAAACTTTAAACTTCTGTCACAATAAAAGTAACGGTATTGTAGGGTGGCCTGCCAAGCGTAGACAAGTTGATAAACCACGCCTGTTAAAATTCACAAGGTCCTTGATTCCATTCTTGGACAAAGAAATACAAATCAGAGCAGAGCAAAGTATTTTTAGTATATATTGTAAAGATAAAGAACTTTACAATTCTATCATAAAAGAACTGACACCTTATATAGCTGAAGTATATGAACCAGCAAGTGACTTGGAGTTTGATTATATCACTAACAACGGTGCAAAAAAAGTTATTCGAAATACTTTACCGCATCAGAAATATCGATATAAGGTCTACTTTAAATCAGAATGTAATGCAAATACCAAAGTTCAATTTGAATCTTGGAGTCATAATTACGGTGACAAAATTAAGATTCCTAGATCAACGGTTAATTGGTTTATACAGGGATGGCAGCAAAATCCATATATCCTAGTGGAAGATTCGTCCACACTGGCTATGATTGGATTATTCATGGGTCATAACGTACACAAGGTTGAGGAATTTATCCTGCGTTCTAGCATAAATACTTGTCTAGATCAGGAACAAGTATGTCAGCACTCAGTATCGGCTTAGAATTTCCCATATATAACAGTACCAGTAGCGTAGCTGTTGTATACCCCAATAGTGGTACAAATACCCTAGTATTCATTAGCCAAAAAGAAAAAGGTGATGGATACTATGGTTCCAGTGTAGGTTTACACACCGTACAATATACTTGCAATAACACATTTGTTGGCACGGTCACTATGCAAGCTACTCTTGCCACAGCTCCACAAGATACTGATTGGTTCCCAGTTGATGGCACTAGTTTTAGTATGACTAGTTACCAAGCAATGGAGCAAAATACCTCTACAGTAAGCGTTTTTAATTTCTACGGCAACTTTGTCTGGGTTAGAAGCCGCGTTGAATTAGACGCCGGTACAGTTCAATCCGTTCTATATAATCACTAATTAACTATTTGGTTAAAGTTGAATAAATACACGATAGGATATCTATCGTAATATATAGTTGCGATTGAAATAAGGAACCAGTATGTTTTTAAGAGAATTCTTTGGCAAGGGTGTTGACATCAACAAAACGATGGCAAAAAACAAGGACGACAATAATATGAATAATGACCTATTCTGGTTTATTATTGACCACGATAAATTGCATAAGGATTTCTTCCACCCAATTGCAACAAAGATTCATAAATCACATAAAAATAAAACTTTGGACAAAGAAGAAATGACCAAAGAATTTATGCCAATGGTTGAAAAAGGCTGCAAAGAATTTTATCATCAAAAAAAATTACCTGGACATTTTGAAAATAACTTTGACAAAGAACTAATGAAAGAAATGTGTGAACGATTATACGACCACTATCGAGAAGATATCACCAGTGGCAAACATTATAAGATAGGGGCATAAAATGAGAATAACAGAACTATTAAGTTACCTCACGGAAGGCGGAAATGTATTTGCAGGTAAGACTACTAGTATCAAACGTGAAGATATTGAGCCCACGCTGGCTGCATACTTTACAGAATTAAAACATATATTTCCAAAGAAGGCTGGCATATTTAACAGCCAACATTTTATTCCACTAGGGTCAGTAGGTAAGAAAGATGTTAGCGGAGACATTGACTTAGGTGTTAGTGCTAGTGAGTTACTAGACAAAGAAATGAGTGATGCGAGTATTGCAGCCTGGGGAATCGATCCAGCAGGTGTTGCAGCAGAAGCAGAAGCATTACAAAAACGTGCCCGTAGCAGCACACCAGAACAAAGTCGTATGAAAGCGTTCTTAAAATTGTTAACATTGCATATCAACAGTCACGCACCTAGTTTATATTGTGATGAAAAGAAAGTTACTGATGGCAACATCTTTGGACTGTTTCCACAAATTGATGCCAAGGGACAACACGTCGGAAGTGGCGTACAAATTGATTGGATGATTGGTAATTTAGATTGGTTAAAGTTTAGTTATCATTCCGCAGCATATCCAAAAGAATCAAATATCAAGGGCCTACATAGAACACAATTAATGTTGGCTGCATTTCAAGTAGCAGGACTATCTTTTAATCACGTTAATGGAGTCAAGGATAAATCCACTGGCGAAATCATTGCACACGATCCAGACAGTGCATTAGCGGTATTAGGTCAGCGACTAGGATTTAAGATTACCCAAGCAGATGCAGAAGATTATTACAAACTACATAATCTATTTAAAGCCAAAATGAAGCCTGAAGAATACAGCACATTGTTAAACATTTACTTCAAAATCCTAGACAGCACTCGCGCAGACATTCCAGACGATATGCAAGATGAATGGCGCAAACGTAAAGATGCATTGGGACTAACGGGCAAGTTCCTCCCAGACAATTCAGCATTAAAGGTGAGACAATAATGAGCGGCGTAGCAGGAGCAGATAGAGTAAAAAGTCGTCAAGACTTTAAACAATTCTTGGCATCGTATCAACACCTACTATCAAAGTTTCCAGGCTTTGTTAGTATGACTCCAAGTGGAAGTTATAATAGCAATCCTAACAAACAAGATTTTGGTGACATTGACCTAGTTGTTCATATTCAAAGCGACAAAGACAAAGCGACCATCAAAAAAGAACTTCAGGCATTTTTTACTAAGATGCCTGAAACTGTTATTGTACCTTTTAGCAGTGCCAAACACGCAGGTAAAAGAACATACAATGCAGGTGAATTGGTCAGCGTTCGTTATCACGATGATGCATTAGGGTATAGCGCACAGGTTGATAACATTGTCGCATTAGATGCAGCAGAAGCAAGTTTCAAACAAAGTTTTTTAGATATGCCTGCTGAAGAACAGGGATTGATTTTAGGACTGACCAAGATTGCCACTATTGAAACAGACCCTGCCATATTGTTTCAAAAGTTGGGTATTAAAATTAAAGAGCCTTTGTCGCAAGATCAAGAATACGAATTTAATCTAAGTGGAGTTGAATTACAACTGCGCAGGGTAACATATGAACCAGGTACATTCAAACAGGCCAATAGAGAAGTACTGTGGTCAAGTAAAAACTTTAATGACGTTCAAAAATTATTATTTCAGTATGATTTAACTGCTGGCTTTGACGATTTACTACAACAATGCAAGCGCAACATTCGTAATCCCCGCAGCGGTGAACGTATGAAGGGTGTATTTGCCAGTATGATATCTGTTAAGAGTGGCGAAGTAGGAACCGCCAAAGGTGCTGGTAAAGAAGCAGCATTGGCCAAGATACAACAGACATTTAAGGAAAATAGATCCATATTTAGAAGCCTAATGGAAAACGGCAACAAGAAAATTGTATTTGCATTTGGACGTTTTCAACCTCCTACAATTGGGCACGAATTGTTGATCACTAGTGTCAAGCACATAGCAGAACAACAAGGCGCAGATCATGCAATTTATGTGTCAAAAACACAAGATCACAAGTCAAATCCCCTGTCAGTTGAACAAAAAATTGCATATTTGCGCAAGATGTTTCCTGGTGTTAATTTCGTAGCCTGTGATGCCACTGTTAGAACTCCCATTGAAGCTGCTAAGGTTTTGAATGGCAAGTATCAAGAGTTGATCATGGTAGCTGGTTCAGATCGTGTAGCAAATTTTGAAAAATTGTTAAATGATTACAACGGTAAAGAATATCAGTACGCCATGCTTAGAGTGGTATCAGCAGGCGAGCGTGATCCAGATTCGGACGATGTTAGTGGAATGAGTGGAACCAAAATGAGAGCCGCAGCGGTAGCAGGTGACTTGCAAACATTTATGCAAGGTTTGCCAGGAACTATAAGCGAGAAAGATGCTATGAATTTAATGGAACTGATCAAACAGGGTTTACAAAAACCTGTCAAGGCAAAGAAAGGTGTGGCGGAAGGTCAACAGGATGATCCAGAAGATTATCGAGCACATTTAATAAAGACCCTGCCGGCAATGATGAACTATTTTGCCAAGACAGGTAAGGGTTGGAGTCCTAGCAAAGAACAAATGTTAGC